ATGAAAAAAACCGCTTTAGTGCTTATCCTGTTCGCTTCCCTAAGCGCCCTGGCTGAAGAGGTGCCGAAGCCAGTACAAGAAGTGATTAACATCTATCAACACTCTTCGTCTTCCCTTGAGAATGGTGTGCTTTCAATGACCATCACAAAGCCCACCGTCAATGAAGAAATCGCTACCTCATTTTTTCGCGGGATATGCGATACGCAATATGTTGGGAAAAGCTGGCAAGCTTCCCTGATTAAGAAAGTTGTAGTTTTAAACTCTTCTCAGGATCAGGAAGTGGTATTGAACGGAGGCGGCGCTGAATGCAAGAAGTTAGCGCCAATGAATATGAATGAGTCTGAAGTGTATATAAAGTCTTTGATTCAAAAATAAACCCGCATTAGCGGGTTCTTATTTATAACCATAGCGCGCCCTGAAGTGTTCTGTCAGGATGCGGAGGGGCAGGCTTGACCTTGCCCGGATTCATTATAATTTCTGCCACTGTTTCATGGGACTTGAAGGTGCAACCACAATTGATGTTTTGGCACTGGTTATAGCGCTCCTTCGTTGTCTTAGAAACTTGAAAGCTACTACGCGTATGGGCCGCATTCCCACACAATGGACAATTCATCATAACCCAGCCCCCGAATCTCATTTTGGGTGGATAATACACAAAAAACCCCAATTGGGATACTTCTTATTCCATTTCCAATGAGTCTATTTTTACCTCAAGATCAATGCTTGTTGTATAGCCACTGTCCGCGCTGAGGCTGTGCGTAAGTGTCGTTACAATCCATTCTCCCGCGTCTATCTGCTGCTTGAAGCCGCTCACCTTTACCGGCATTTCGGTGTAGAGATCTGCCCGGCCGCGAGCCAGCTGTATAGAAAATGACGCAACCCCGCGCTGCAGGCGCTCCCACTGCATTTTGGCCGCGCGCTCTGCATTAGCCCGGTTCGCATAGGTACGGCTCAGCACCAGGACGTTTTCATCCGTCCCGATCAGGTAATCGCCCTGTTTGGCTTCCGGCTCTTTTTTCTTGGTCTTTTCCCGCCTGCGCTTTACTTTCGTCACCGGTTTTTTTGTCGGTTCGCGAGTATGCAGCCAGCTGGCAATCACTCCGGTGTAGGCGTCGCGGTCAGCCATGGTAAAGCGGTGGCTGTCGCCGTCCTTACGCTGAATGGTGATTACCGGCAGCCCCTTACCGCTGGCCGTTTTTCCCTGCCCCTGACGTATGAACAGCAGATTGCCGTTTTTAATAGAGGCTATCGCGCCTGACTGTTTCGCCAGGCGCATCAGAAAGCTGGCGTCTGATTCGTTGGTCTGGTCAAGGTGATCTACGGCCATCTTCGCTACATCATCACCCAGGGCGATCTTCAGCTTGTGGCGGCCTGCGATGTCTTTCACGATGTCGCCCACGGTAGTCTGGTGCCATGATTTTTCACGCTTAGTATTGAGCGTCTGCCTGAAGTCGGCGCTGCGGGCGCGCAGGGTCAGCCGGTCAGGCGCGCCGGAGTGCTCAATTTCGTCCACAATAAAGGTGCCTTTCGGAAAAAGCGCCTCACCCTGCCAGCCGAGCGCCAGCGACAGAGAGACGCCCCGGCGAGGCAGCAGCAGCTGGCAGTCTGCGTCGTCCAGCTCGATGTCCAGCTGGTCAGCCTCAAACCCCCGGTTATCTGTGAGCGTCAGGCTCATAAGCCGCTTCTCAATCTTCTGCGTGATGTCCGCGCCCTCAAGCGTCAGCCTGAAAGAAGGAGAATTTGCCTGCCCGTTTATCCATTTCGTAGCGTTCATGAAAGCAGCCCCCCCATCATGCTGGTAACCTTACCCGCGGCGTCCGTCGCCGCGCCCTTTATGGCTGAGAGCTGATCGCTCAGGCTGCCGAACATTTCGCCCAGCGTTTCGTCGGTGCGCTTCAGGGTAAGCGTGAACTCAATGCGTCGGCAGACGCCACTGCTAAAAAACTCCGCTTTGGTCTGGCTCAGGCTCTCGATCACAAACATGCCGTAAATAGTGCCGCTTCCCTCTATCAGCGGCCACGCGCGCCCCAGCTCTGCTATCTGCTCCAGCGCCAGCAGTGACAGCCTGCCGCCGGTAATCTCCGGCAGCAGAACGCCCGAAAGCGTCAGCGTTTCATTATCCGGCCCCAAAAACTGGAGGGACGAGCGCACGCCTACGCGGCTGTTTGACGGAAACCGCCAGCTGCGCTGGATCTGCAGCTCCTGATAAGGGACCGTCTGCAGCATGAAAACGAACATCCCCAGCGTCATCATCATTATTCAAATCCTTCTCTGTCGTGGTAGCTGCTGCGGGCGCGGGCCTTCGCCTGTCGCTCTTTTGCCTCAAGCCTGCGCATAACTTCGTCCGCTACGTCCTGCGCGCTCTGCCCTTGCTGCTGCATGATGGTGATAGAGGCATTAACGGTCACGGGCGACATACTGGCCGCCGGTTGTGGTCGCGCTGATTCCTGCCGGTATGCCTGCGCGGGCTGGCTCATCGGATGCAGCGGACGCGCAGCCGCTGGCGTTGCAGCCATGCCCATCGCCAGCGCGGCAGAGGCGGCCAGCGCGGCGGTGCGGCGGCGGCTGGTTATGTTGGCCGGGCCGTTCACAATTTCCGGCCCGTTTTCCCCGACGATGCCGACCTGCCCGGACGGAATATGCCCGCCGGTGTCGTACATTCTCGGAAAAGCCGGAAAGCCACCCGGCGGCAGCGCCACATTCCCGTCCGGCGTGACCTGCGCCGGTCGTTGGCGTGCTGCCTGCGCCGGTGCGCCTGGCTTGTCATGGCCGGGCTTGAGAAAGTCAGGCAGGTAATCAGTCAGCGAGGACAGCTTGCTTTTGAGCGCATCCCATTTCTGGCTGACGCCTGCCAGCAGGCCGTCAATCATCTGCGAGCCAGCTTCCTGAAAGCGCGCGGGCAGCGCCTTCACGTCGGCCACGATTTCATCCCATTTGGTGCTGATGTAGGTGCGGATCGCCGTCCATACATTGCTGACTTTGGTGCTGATGCCGTCCCACAGCGCGGCAAATTTCGGTCCCAGCGTGTCCCAGTTCTGCCAGATATATATGGCAGCCATAGCAATCAGCCCGACCACGGCCAGAATGGGGTTCGCCATCATCAGCCGCCCCAGCCACAGCACGCCATTACCGACAAGGCCAATAGCCTTACGCATGAGTCCAAACGAACTAAACGCCTGAAGGCCAGTCTTGTTCATAAGCATGCGCATTAGCAGCATGGGACCGATTGTTGACGCAAAGACCAGCAACGCCGCGCCTATCCCTGCTGTCACGATGGCAAATCCCGCCGCTATCTTGAACAGCGCCGCCGTCAATTGCGGGTGCTGTTTTACAAACGAGCCTAATGCGCCAGCGAGGTTTCCCAGCCAGTCGGCCACCTGTTTAAGCACTGGCGCGACCGTCTCACCAATTGCAGCCATTGCATTAGTAAACGAACCGCTCGCCGCATCCCAGCGGTTTGACAGCGTCTTTAACGAGGCGTCAACGCGCTCCCGCAGAGACGCCTGGTTGTCGAGTTTCGCAGCGGTTTCTTTGTACCCGGCAAGCCCTTTAGCAATCATGTTGTTTAGCACCTGCAGCGTTTCCGCATCGTCGCCAAACATATCTTTGAGCGTCCGCAGCCGCTTCTCGGTGCTAAGCGCCTTAAGCTGATCCAGCTGCGCATACATTTTCTTAATACCGGCAAATTCTCCTTTGCCGTTGGTGAAATCAAATTTCACCCCCGTGCCTTTCAGGTCTTCGTTCACCCCTTTGATTTTCTTGTTGTCCATCATGGCTTGCAGCACCTTGCGGTAAGCGTTACCTGCCGAACCGCCGTCCATGCCTTGCTGATCAGCCATCACAAGCAGGGGCGCAAATTCTCTCGCCGCATCGATCCCTTTCTTTTTGATGATGTCCATGGCGCTGCCGATTTTGGAAAAGCCCTGCAGCATGTTTTCCGAATCCACGCCCGCATAAAATCCCTTCTGAATGATGTCTGTCAGGCTCATCATGTCCCGTTCGCTGGTCTGCGTGGCGTCCTGCAGCTTCGCCGCAAACTCCGCCGCGTCGGTAGGGCCCATCTGCAGCTGTACGCCGAGGTAGGCCGTTGCCTCACCCAGCCCGCCCAGAATCGCCTGCGCGCTCATGCCCTGACGGCGCAGCATGGTCATCATGTTCTGAAAGTCCGCCGTGGTGCCGGGCAGCTTGTCGCCCAGGCTCACCGCCAGCTTGTTGATTTTTTCATACTCCGGCAGCACCTTAGCGCCCGGCCCCATCATGGAGGCGGCCAGCTGGGTCGCGGCGTTCTCCGAATCCGCATAGGCGCGCACCGGGGCCATCAGGGTCGCGCCGGTAGCAACGCCGGTTGCCACCATGCCCGCGCCGTTACCGGCCAGCTTATTGCGCGTCTCGGTCAGCTTTTCATGCCGCGCCTGGATGTCGCGAATCTTCTGCTGGCGCTCGCCGAGCTTGCGCAGCTCAGCCTGCTGGCGCTCAATGGCACCCGTTGCCGCCTGCGCGTCCGTTTTTAATCGGCGCTGCGCCTCGCTCAGCTGCTTTGTGTCAATACCCGCCGCGTTCAGCGCCTCACGCTGGCGCTGCACCGACAGGCGCAGGCCGTTGTAGGTCTGCTGCAGCTGGCTGGCGCGGGTCTTTGCCTGCTCAAGCAGCCTGGCCTGCTGCGCCGTGGGCCTGTTCGTTTCGGTAAACTGCACGGCAAGGCGCGCCGCTTCCTCGCGGGCGGCCTTCAGGTTGTTGGCGGTAACGGCAAGCTGTGAGCGGGTTTTGCGGAATCCGTCAATGCGGCCCGCCTGCTCGTTCAGGGATTTCAGGCCGTCTTTGCTGGCCTTCAGCGCAGCGGACAGCTCCTTAGAGCCGTCGCGCGCGTTTCGAAAGGGGCGCGTGATTTTATCAACCGCGCTTAATACCACCTGCAGCCGCAGGTTTGTGTCACTCATCGTCACCGGCTCCGCTACGCTGCATCGCTTTATGCCGCCACTCCAGCACGTCCGTCAGAGACTCCGCGTACATCACCGGCGGCGGCCAGTGAAAAACGGTAGCGATGTCCGCTACCAGATCTTCTACCGTCAGGCTGTCGGGAAAGCTGACAGCGCCGACTTCGGCAACAAAAAAGTGATCACCTCGACCGACAGGGACAGCAGATCGGCGGGGTCCATTTCGTTAATTTCCTGCACGGTCAGCGCCGGGTTCGTGACGCGGGGCAGCACGGCCATCATCGCGTTCACGTCCATGTCCATCAGCGCCTGCAGGCGGATGCCGCGCAGCGCCCCGGCCTGCGGCTTGCGCACGGTCACGCTGGTAACTTCGGTTTTGCCGCGCAGAATGGGGGTATCCAGCTCTACTACTTTTTCGGTAATTTTGTCAGTCATGGTTATTTTCCGTTTATATGTTTAAGAGCGGCAGGGCTGCCCCTGCCGGGCTTATCAGAGGCCGAGCGCGTTGCGGTGCTTTTCCATCAGATCGATGCCGCCCACAATTTCAATCATGTTTACCAGATCACATTCGTAGAGCACTTCTCCGTTGATGGTCAGCTTTGCGTAACTGTTGGTGCCGGACACCTTGGTGGTGCTGGATTCGCCAGTTTTCCATTCGCCGGAATCCAGCTCTTTGTAGCGGCCGCGCGTGACCAGTTCGACCGCCTGAATTTCGGCGGTGTCGTCGCGCTGAATGGATCCGGTAAAGCGCAGCTGAATACCATCCACCGTGGTGGTCCCCATCTGTTTAAACAACAGCGCTTCAGTGCCGCCGATGGTGAATTCCGTATCCAGCGCGCCATCGTCCAGCCCCATGTCGATATCCACCGCTCCGGCCATGCCGCCGCCGCGGTACTTCTCAAATTTGCGGGTGAATTTCGGCAGCGTCACGGACTCAGCCAGCCCCTGCCAGTTATTGCCTGCGTTAAACATATTCAGGTGCTTGAGCTTGCGAGGTAATGCCATGTTTCAGTCTCCTTATGCGCTCACGCGGCTGCTGAAATCGACCAGGTACTGGTCGGTGATGCGCTGGCGCAGCAGCAGGTTTTCCAGCGGTGGCACCGGCGTGTAGTCGTAGTCGATGATCAGCTTGCCCGCCTTCAGCGTGTCTTTGTCGTTCACGCTTTCATCCAGCCAGCATTCTGCCCCGATGAGGTAGCCCTGACTCACCAGGCTGCGCAGCTTCGCGCGGATGCTCTCGATAATGTCGCGGGCCAGCGACGGGTTCAGCGGACCGTCAACGGCCCACATCTGCGCCTCTGCCATGGTGTCCATCAACACCTGCGCGGTGCGGGTGTAGCACTCAAACGCGAACAGCGGGTCATCGCTCAGGCAGCGGGAACCCCAGAAGCGGAAGCCGTCTTTACGGATCAGCGTGGTGACATCGTTCTGGTTCAGCAGGCCCGAGTCCGTTGCCGGATCCTGCAAATCCCAGAACACGTCTTTGGAGATGCCGGTGACGCCGTTCACGCCGACGTTTGAAAGGGACTTGTGCCAGCCGGTCTGTTCGTCGATTTTGGCGCGCAGACCGAGCGCTCGGGCGGTGGCGTAGGCCGTCGCATCTGCTTTCAGCACGGTGTCAAAGTTGATGAAGTCAGGCCAGATAAGCATCCCTTCGCGCTGGCTGAAGTTGGCGCGGTAGGCGATGGCTTCCTCTACGCTTTTGCAGCCGTAGGCCGACAGGTAGGCAAAGCCGCGCAGGCTCTGCGCCACGCTCAGCAGCTCGGTGGAAACAGCCTGCGTGTCATGTCCCGGCACGCCGAGAATGCGCGGCTTGACGCCACAGACGGCCTGCGCGGCCAGCAGCGCCTTCATGCCGGTGCGCTGGCCATCGGTCACGCCGCCGATGATGTTGGAGGTGGTTTCCGCTTCGGTCTGGCCCTGCGGCACGCGCACAACGACGGTGACGGGTTTCGACTGATCCGCAATGGCGTCCAGTGAGCGGGCCAGCGTGCCGGATTCTCCGGCCTTGCCGCTGGCGGTGAGTACGTCGGTTAACAGCACCGGACGGTTCAGCGGGAAGGTGGCCGCGTCGGCATCGTCGCCGGTGCAGACCAGCCCGACAATCGCGGTGCTGACGGTGGTGATGGTTCGGGTGCCCTCGTTGATTTCCTCAACGCGCACGCCGTGATGATAATCCTGTGCCATGTGGCGGTTCTCCTGTGAAGGGGTTCCGCTATGGTGAAAGGTCGCGGGGGCGGGCGCACCCGTCGGGCATTGTGTGGCGAATCACACAAAGTAAGGCTGAAAAAAAGCGCCCCTCCGGGCGCTGTCGCTGTCAGCCTGGCGGCTGAGGCCATTCTTCCGGCGACTGAGTATCCGCATCTGTCCGGCTCAGCATTACGCGGTATTTTTTCCATGCCGTCAGCTGCGTCTTTTCCTCATCCGTAGCCATATCCAGATCAACCGCATCCTGCAGCGTCTGAATTTTATCCGTTGCATCACGCTGACGGGCGGCGAAGATGGCCTGCTTCGCCTGCGTGCTCAGTTCAGCAATCATCGGCGGGCCCTTCACAATCTCGCCACTGAGAAGCTGGCAATCCTGCCCAACCGACTCAAACTGCGCCTGCGTCAGCTCCGCCAGGCTCATTGCGGCATAGTTCTCCGCCTCAGCCTGAGTGAAGGCAATCATCATCCCGTTGATGTAGTCATCGGCATTGACCGAAACGAAATAACGCCTTTCAAACTGCACAACCTGAGCCGCCTCGCTCTGCTCAGATACGGTAATTTCCTGTTCGCTCATATTCATCACCAGATTGCCAGTACGTTTACGTTTAAACCGCTGTCGTTGTTGTTATAAATAAGCGCGGAGTTTGCGCCAATACCTGAACACCATACGTTAGGCTGACCGCCCAGCGACGTGATGAATAGTGCTGGTGCCGAAGCAAAAACAAGAGGGAAAGTCCACTGTATGCTTCCTTTGGCCGGCACGTTTAAGTTCTGCCGACAATACTGGGCGCCACCAGGGAATTTCGTCCAGGCACCATTACCGTTGTTACCTGACTGAAACTGGTCGAGCCTTACAGCCTGTGTCTTATAAGTGGCCGGGCTTACGTCAAAAACCTGCCATTCACTTCCATTGTATGCAGCCTTTCCGGCCAGACCCTGCGTCAGCTGCCACATTGCGGCAGCAGCATTACTGTCATCGGTTACCCCTTTAACCAGGAATTTTTGATACTGGCTACCCTCGCTCGCTGCTTTTTTTGCCAGCTCTGTATTCATCTTTCCGAGGGTTACCGCGTGCCCGTCCTGCGTGGGGTCTTTGACGAAAAATTGCTGATTAACGCTGCCGGCAAGCAGTGCGCGGGCCGCAAGCTGATTCATCACCGTGGTGGCAAAGTTCGGATCGTTTCCCAGCGCCGCCGCCAGTTCGTTCAGCGTATCCAGTGCGGCCGGGGAAGATGCAACCAGCTGCGCAATGGCCTTCTGCACAAAGGCTGTTGTGGCAAGCAGTGCAGAATTGTTGCCCGCATCGGGGGTAGGCGCTTTGGGCGTGCCGGTAAACACCGGGCTTTCTTTGGGCGCGTACTGCTTATGCGGGTCAGCAGCGGCAAGATGGTTAGCCATCAGGTCTTCCGCATACTGTTTGACCTCGATCACCGCCTGGCTTACCTTGCTATCAGCGTACTGCCGCGTTGCCAGCACCACGGACGGGTCAATTTTCAGGGTAATCGTGTCAGTGCTGTTAACGATCAGGATCATGCGCACGGTCTGCGTGCGCCCGCTGCCTTCCTGCAGAGCGGGCTTATAGGTTTCTGGCGTGTTACACACGGCAATCAGCGTGCCGTCGGCATCGAACAGGCCCATTTCCCTGATAAAGAATCCACCCTCATTTTCCGGGATCACCTGTTCGGCAATAACCTGGTTAGCATTCGCAGGATCTACGCTTAATGTGTTGATAGCCGCGAGGCGCACCTCGTTAACCAGCTTTGTCTGGCTGGCGTTCGGCGTCGGCAGCGTACCGCCGCCGTCACCCACGGCCATGTGGGTAATATTCAGTTTTGTGCCGAGCGCGGCAGCGTTGGCAATCTTCGCCGCGCCCTGGCTGGTTACAATCGCATAATATTTTTGTGTCATGGTCCCACTTCCATCAGGTCAATAACGTGAACCGCCGCGCCGCCATAGATTGCGCCGCTGACGGAAATAAGTTCCGGGGTGTACGGGTAAACGGTCAGGTCATCACCGTCATAGCTGGCCGCTGCTATCCGCGTTTCGCCACTGACCTGCAGGTTGATGGACATCCCCAGCAGGTGGCGGCTGCAGGGCTTCGCATCGCTGATCAGGCGTTCAAGCTCCTGATAGGTTTCTTCAGTTATGCCCTGGTCCTGCACGCCGATGTCCAGCCGGAACGTGCCGGGTGTTTCACCGTTTTTCCACCACTCAACAACCCGGATCAGGAATCCGAACGGTTCCACAACGCGGCGGATGGCGCTGATGGTGCCCTTATGCTGATGGATGTAAAACGCATCGCTGACCACCTGCCGCTTGACGCTTTCCGCCCAGCTTTCGTCCCAGCGGTCCACCGAAAAGGCCCAGGCGAGATAAGGCAGAAAATTCACCGGGCAGGTGGCCGGATTCCATAAATCCCGCAGCGGCACGCTCAGCCCGGAAATGCCGCTGCACGCTTCTGCCAGGCGGCGCTCCAGCGCAGACGAACCGGGCGGCATCAGGCTGCTGTTGCTCATGTCACCCCCTGATCATTTGCCACGGAAATGTCCGTGCCGGTGCAGTAGCCCGCTGCCGTGCGGTCCAGGATGATGTCCGCCGCCGGTTCGATCATCTCCACCCAGTCCACGCCGGGCACGCGCAGCACCGCCCCGTAAGACTCGCGGCGCACGCTGCGGCCCAGCTTTTTCTGCTCGGTGAGGTAAGTGGCCAGCTGCGCGTTTGCCGCCTCAAGGCAGGGACCGGCAGCCACACCATCAAACAGGTGCAGCTTTGCCTTCACGCTGTAGTCATGAATGGTCGCCCCCTGCACGGTGACGCGGTCCGCCACGGGCCGCACCGTTTCCGCGTTCAGTGCGGTGTTCACTGTAGCCAGCAAATCCGCCGCCGCTTCGCCATTGCCTTCGCGGCTCAGGACGGTGATCAGCACGCTGGCCGGTGACGGGCTGGTTGCCGATACGTCCTGCACGCGGCCGTCCGCGCTCTTTGCGTGAAACTCATAGGCCGCCGTTGGCCCGGCCACGCTCAGCCCCTCAAACGCCTCCGGCACGCGCACGCGCAGGGCGTCGTCGGTTTCCATCACGGCATCGACCGGCGGCACTGCGTCAGGATCCGCCGGGGTCACGGTCAGGCGCTGTACGTTATAACTTGCGGCCAGCTGGTCCAGATCGCTGCCGAGCGCGTAGGCCACCATGACGGCCTGCGCCGCCTCGTTGATGCGCTGGCGCAGCAGGATTTCCCGGTAGGTGTTTTCCTGCAGCGTCTTCACCATCGGATCGGACTCCAGCGCCAGCACGCGGCGCACCGCCGCCTGCTCCTCCGCCGGGTAGAGCGCGATCAGCGCCTCTTTGCGCTCGGCCAGCAGGGTTTCAAAGTCCGGCACCTCAATCACTTCAGGTGCGGGCAGCTGGGAAAGGTCAATTACTGCCACTGTTCACCCCCGTTGAAACAGACATGGCAACCGGCGAGCCGTCATCCCGCTGGCCGGTCAGTTCAACCACCATTGAGCCATCAAAGGCGCTGGTAATGTTGACGGTGTTCAGCCTGATGCGCGGCTCCCAGCGGCTGAGCGCGGTATACACCGCCGCCATCACCTGCAGGCGGATCACGTCGTTTTGTGGCTGGTCAATCAGCACCGACAGCAGCGAGCCGTAATCCCGGCGCTGCAGGCGGCTGCCTTCCGGCGTCATCAGAATGTCACGCACGCTCTGCCGGATGTGGTCGATGTCGGTGATCGCCTCGCCAGTGTCGCGGTTCATGCCGAGATACATCATTGCGGACCTCCTGACATATCGCTGCCGGACTTCACGCCGCCGTGCTGATGGGTATGCACCACAACGCCGTTTGAACTCATGCCGCCGCCGCCCTGCGTCACCGCGCCGTTCATTACGGTTTCGCTGTTGATCCGGGTCTGGTCAGCGTCCACGCCAAACTGCTCAGTGATGAGCTGGATACCGTCTGCCGCCTCAATCCGCACGCTTTTGATGTTCTTTATCAGCAGCTGGCCGGTTTCCGGCTCGTACTGAAACCAGCCGCCGTCCTGAAACACGGTTGTGGCTCCGTTTTCTGAATAGTCCGGCGGTGGAAAGGCGTCGGAATAGATGGCGGGCAGCGCAAAGGCGGTTTCGAGGTTGCCGCCCAGGCTCAGCAGCACAACCTGCTCGCCGACGGTCGGTTTCCACCATGTGCGGGTGTTACCGGCGCGCATGGTGAGCCAGTTAATCCAGTTGGTTTCGATGTCGCCCGTTTTCACCCGGCACAGCCAGTTCACCGGGTCCACCTCGGACACGGTGCCGGTGCGGATCAGGTTGGTGATAAGGCGCATAATTTCGGTCAGTTTTTCGTTCATGAGCTGAGAGTGTCACTAAGGCAGGGGCCGGGCATCTGCCCGGCATTGTCTGAGGTATGGCACAACGACAGGCGGCTACTCCGTCAGCCAGCGCAGCAGGGTGTCGCGCACTGAGCTTTCAACCTCGCCATTTACGCCCAGCAACGGGCGCTCCGCATATTTGACCATCGTGCCGCGCCGGTTTACACGGTCGCGCAGGCCGTAGTGATGCACGCGGACCAGCTTCTGTACGGCAGGCGCAAAGGCTATTTCGGCCTGATCGGCGCTGGCCTGCGCCTTCAGGTACTTTGTGGTTTTGAGCTTCGCAAACATTTTGCGGCGGATGCGGCCCGGCTTCGTGCGGGCCGTGGCGCGGCGGGGTTCCCATGCGGTGCCGTCCGGGGCGCGCTGCGCCGTGATGTTCGCCTGCTGAATGCGGCGCACGTCGCGCGCAACCTCGCGCAGCATCTTTGTCCTGGCCGACGGTTCAAGCTGCGCCAGCAGCGCATCCAGCCACGCGTCTACCTCATGCAGTTCAGCCATGGCGCGCCGTCCAGAATTCCTCCGGTACGTCCGGCTCCGGTATGGCCTCGACCGTCATTTTCCCTTCCACTTCACGCGCCAGCACACGCTCGGTCAGCTTCAGGTTCATGCTGATGTCGCAGCGGTCATTGCCGAGGATGTCGGCCTCAAAGGTGAAGAGCTTTTCCCGCTCGCCGGGGTTCTGCAGAGCGTCAGGCTGATTTTCCCGCAGCCAGAACATTACCGGGGCCATCAGCAGGTTCTGGTCGCCGGTAAAATCGGTAATCACAACGTTCAGGGTGTAGCGGTATTCCCATGAGATCGACGCGGCGGACGTGGCAACCAGCGCGCCGTTATCCACGAACAGGTGCAGCCGGTCGGGATTGTCCGCCACGTAGGGCACGGCTTTATTCAGGGCGTTTCGCAAGGACTGCGGCTTGTTCATCGTCTTTTTCCTGACAGCTGATAATGGTATCGACCTTGTCCGCGCACGCCGCCCAGGCGGCCTCGGTTTCATCCAGCAGGGCATTCAAATCGCCGTTACTTCGCGGCGAGGCCGGGTCCAGCTGGCAGCGGGTGATTTTGGGACAGCCACTCACGGTAAGATTCACCTCCGGCGAGGGCCGGTCGCTGGCGCAGCCGGACAACAGGATCAGGCAGAAGGGAATCAGCCCAGCGGCGCAGGTCTTCATTTTCACGTTTAAGCTCCTCAATGGTGCGTTGCCGGTCGCGTAGTAGCTTGCCGTTTTGCTCGGCGGCGGCATAAAGCTGCGTCTGCGCCTGGCTGTTCGTCTGCGTAAGAATGTTCAGGGCAATCAGCTGGCCGTTCTTCTGCGACAGCTTTTTACCCTGGTCTGCAATCGCGGTCTGTTGCGTGCTTATGGTGTTGTGCGCAGTGCTGAGCCGCCACGACTGCACGCCGAGCGCGGCCAGCAGGAGAATAATCAGCGCGATGACTGACAGCGTGCGCCTCATGCGTCCGCTCCCCTGAGACACCACGCCATTTCGCGCTGGCGGCGGTTATCCAGCCCCTGACTGAAAACGCCTTTTACGTACACCCAGCGCGGCAGCTGTCCGCACGCCTCACGCCATCGCCCCTGTTTCAGCAGCGCTACCATGGTTGATCCGCAGGCGTTGCCGGTGCCGACGTTGAACGCCAGCGACACCAGGGCGTCATAAACCTGCTGCGGCATTATTACCGCCACGCAGCGCCCCAGTGCCGCCTCGACGCGTAACACGTTGGTGATGAAGTTGCCCGCCGCCTGCCGCTCCGTGATGGATTTACCCGGCACCACGCCGCGCGTGTTCCCGATCCCGTCGGTCCAGATTCCGGCGCTGCACTGGTAAGGCTGCAGGCGGCAGCCCTCATAGTCCGCGATGAGCTTCAGCCCCTCCACGGAGGTGTGCAGCTGCTGAAAGCCGGGCAGCGTGGCGGCCAGCGCCAGCACCACGCCCACGGCGCAGCGCTTAACGGTCTGCAGATTCATAATCCCCCCGGCTAATCCTGCCGCTCAGCAGCAGCTGATAGGTTTTGTGCTTGTAGTACCAGCTGATAAGTGCCATCAGCAGGCCGATGAATACCCCGGCCACGGTGGAAACGTCTTTGAGGTCCATGCCACCCAGCCACGCCATCACTACCGCCATGCACCAGGTGATAAAGGTGCTGATTTTTTCCCACATAGTTCAGTCCCAAAGCTGGACGGCCTGCACGGTTGCCGTCGTCGTCACGTCCGGCAATTCCACTTCCAGCCCGTGCGGCAGGATGGGGCCATACTCAGACAGCCCCGGATTCGCCCGTATAACCTGCTCGGTCATGCCCTGCGTGCGCCCGTAGTGACGCCAGCAGATCGCATCCACCGTGTCGTACTGCTGCGCACGCACTTTCATCAGATAAGCTCCACGGTGCTGTGCGGCAGGTTCTGCACGCGGCTGATGGCCCAGCGCGCATCCCGCCACAGGTCGCCGGTCGTGTCGGCCAGCTCCTCGCCGCGCTTCGCCGCAGCGGCGGTCGCGTCAAAGTCCTGGTAGCGCTCGTTAAGCACCGCGCGGGTCCAGCACCACACCGCGTTAAAGTAGTGATGCAGGCGCACGCTCTCACCGGCCAGCTTCTCCGCCGGTACGTCGGCCAGGGTGTTAAACCCGCGCAGCTCCTGCCGCTCGCGCCATGAATAAAGCTCGGTATTGACCTCCGCCATCGCGGTGAGCACCACCTGCTTTAAGCGCTCCGGCGTCACGGTGCCGTCTACGCGCATTGCGGCTCTGAACTTCGCCAGATCGACGTCCGGCCAGAACGAGTTGTTGGGGATAATTTCCGGCGTTCCCGTCGCCTTCTGCGGCGCTACAAATTCCATAGCCTTGATACTCCTGAAAAGGTTGGGCGGTGGACGGGGTTTTGATAAGGCTCAGCCTGTCGCCACCCCGTGCCGCCCCGCGCGTGGGCACGTCCGGTTATCAGCTGGCGTTGCGGATTTTCCGCTCCAGCTGCTCAATGTCTTTTTTCACGCCGCAGCGCTCGTCGAGCTGCAGCGCCTGCTTCAGATGATTCAGGGCCATCACGGGCTGGCTGCCGGTGAGCACGTAGCCGATAGACTTGTGCAGGCGGGCGCGCGACTGGTCCGGCATATCCAGCCCGTCGGTTGTCTCCAGCGTCTGCATCAGCAGGGCAGGATCAAAGTCGCTTTCCGCCATCAGGGCATTTTTAGCGGCGTCGGCCATCTCTTCGGCCAGCAGGGTCTGCACGTTGCGGTTAAACCCCTGCGGCATAGACCAGCCGTGCTTGAGGGCATGGCGGCCAACGGCCAGCGCTCCGGCATAATCCCCGGCGTCAATGCGCCACAGCATCACGTACATCAGCACGTCATCCTGCTGCGCGCCGTCGACGGCCAGCACGCCGTCTACCCAGGCGGCATATTTCGGCAGCACTTCCACCTTGATTTCGGCTTTTTTGACGTTGGACTGAATACCCTTGAGGCGGCGGCGGTCTTCACCCAGCTGCATCAGCATCAGCTCGTAGCCGTTCGCGTGCCGGGCAGAGCCGCCCGTGCGGGCGGCCTGCTCAGCCTGAACGCGCAGGCGGTGCTGCCGTGCGGGACTCAGGCTCATGGTTTACGCTCCGGCACCGGCATCAGCTGGCGCGCTAAAGTCGCCGATGGTGATATTTTCGATCAGCGCGGCGCAGCGGTAATCCTCCACCACGTACGCCTCGTTAACCGACTCGTAGTTCTCGATGCGGTCGCGCTTCGGATTGTCGATAACCGAGCGGCGGCGGGTGTCCTCCTGCCAGTAAATCGACAGGTTATCCAGACGGGTGATCAGCAGGGCATTAGCCGGGAAGTACGGCGCGCGCACCGCCTGCAGGCCGCCCATGCGTTTCTGGCTGATGATGAGATCGGCGGCCAGCTTTTCGGTGTTGGCCTGCTCGCTGTTGACCAGCGGGAAATACTTGTCAGACAGCAGCTCGCGCCCGCAGATAACCACCAGTTCGTCATCGTCCTGGAAGATGGGATCGATAAGCTCGTTGACCGCATCCATGACCAGCGCGTCCAGGTTGGCATAGTCGCCACCCTTGCCGACCTTCACCGCTCCGGCGGTGGTTACGCCGTCTTTAGTCGTGCTGCCCATCACGTTGTCCGGGGCGTCTTCGCGCAGCTTCTGCGGCCAGCCCTTGTTGACGTCCTGCAGCAGCGGGTTTGCTGTGCGGTCTGAGGTTTTGGCGCGCTTCACGCCGTTAAAGCCGATCATGATGCGGTCCAGCGCCTGGCGCTTCACGATGGCGTCGCGGATGCGGGTCTGGAAGTCCTGGAACTTCGCCCACATGTCCAGCTTCGCGTAGGTAATGGCCGTGTCAAAGTTGGTCTGCTCGCACTTGTACTCGGTGCCGGTCATCGCCGTTGGATCGGTCGGCTCGCGGTCCTTAGAACTGGTATCAGTGGTGCCCGCGATGGTGCTGCCGACGCCGAGGCCCAGCAGCTGGCCGGACTGTTCGGATACGGCGATAACGTTAACCAGCGTCAGAAACGCGGTGCTCTGCTGAATGGTGTCTTCCAGCGTCTGCGCCACTGACGGCTCTACGCTGAACTTGCTGGAAAGCTCCGCAATCTCCACGGAATAGATGCGTGCCAGCTGGCTCAGGTAGGCGTTAAAGGCAAAACGGGTCTGTTTTTTCATGGGGTTTACTGCTCCTTAGCAGTTGGTCAGGTGAGCGGCCGGCGCATCGCCGCCCGGTGCGCGCTGGCGGTAGTCGGGGCGGCTGTCTGCGCGCTCCAGCTGCTCTTTGAGTTCGTTAAAGGCTTCCTTCTGCGCCGACAGATCATCCAGTTGCGACTGCAGGCTGCTTTCCAGCTGGCTCAGGCGCTCGGCCTGCTCGCCCAGCGCCCTGTCGGTGCGGGTGCCATAGTTCTGCTGCTCGCTGGCAATCAGCTCAACCGCCTGATGCACGTCGCTGAAACGGTCATCATCGGTCTGCTTTTGTTTGGCAAACATGGCCTTAATGCGGGTAAACAGGGCGGGCTTTTCCTCCGGCACCTCTTCCAGCTCGATCACGGTTTCGGTGGCGGCGGTAAAGAGGTTGTCCGGGTGCTGCTTGCGGTTTGCCAGCGGGTTCTTTTCCGCCGACGCGCTGAACGCCAGCATTTCGGTGCCGAGGCTCGCCGGATCGTCCGTGGCAGCCAGGCCGACCAGGTAGGCTTTGCCGGTGTCGGCAAATTTGGTGCTGACCTCCATGGAGGTGAAAAGCTTCTGGCCCTTTTTGACCAGCTCGACGAGCGAATCCGTTGGCAGGATGTCGGCGTAAAGCGCCATTTTCCCGGCCAGCGGTCCGTCGGTGATTTCCTCCGCAACCAGCGCGCTCACCGAGCCGTAGCGGTTAAAGGTGCTGTCCGGGGCGTAAGACTTGATGTGCTCCAGATTAATCAGCGCGGTGTAGACCTGCGGGTTGTACGCGGCGGCCATCTGCACGAGCCACTCGCGAGAAATTTCGCGCCCGTCCGTGGTGGCACCTTCCACCCCGATCCGAAAACGCTTTGCAGTTACTGTCATGAGCCAGGCTCCGTTGTGAAAAATCGCTTTGAGGCTCTATGTTTGCGGCGGGAGGGGTATCGAAACAACGCGGGGCCATTGTGCGGAAAACCACACAATGAGGGGCGGCGGAAAAGGGATCTCCGGGGCCGTATTTTGGAGCCATGACAACGACACTCGCCCCCGAAGACCTCGATCCCCGCAGGCAGGCCTTGCTCCTGTACTTTCAGGGATACCGTATCGCCCGCATTGCTGAAATGCTGGGAGAGAAACCTGCAACCGTTCACAGCTGGAAGAAGCGCGACAAGTGGAACGACTACGGCCCGCTTGACCAGATGCAGCTCACCACCGCCGCGCGCTACTGTCAGCTGGTCATGAAGGAGACGAAAGAAGGAAAGGACTACAAGGAAATTGACCTGCTGGCGCGCCAGTCAGAGCGTCACGCCCGCATCGGCAAGTTCAGCAACGGCGGGAACGAGGCGGACCTTAACCCGAAGGTGGCAAACCGAAACAGCGGCCCCCGCAAGCCACCGGAAAAAAACGTATTCAGCGACGAACAGATCGAGAAGCTGCAGGAGATTTTCCACGGCTCGATGTTCGGCTATCAACGGCAGTGGTGGGATGCGGGCAACAAGCACCGCATCCGCAACGTGCTTAAATCCCGCCAGATCGGCGCGACGTTTTATTTTGCCCGCGAGGCGCTGATCGATGCCCTGACCACCGGGCGCAACCAGATTTTTCTCTCAGCCAGCAAGGCGCAGGCGCACGTCTTTAAGCAGTACATCATGGAGTTCGCCAAAGAGGTGGATGTAGAGCTGAAAGGCGACCCGATGACGCTCAGCAACGGCGCGTGCCTGTACTTTCTCGGCACCAACGCCCGCACTGCGCAGAGCTATCACGGCAATCTCTACCTGGATGAATATTTCTGGATCCCGAAGTTTCAGGAGCTGCGCAAGGTGGCGTCCGGCATGGCCCTGCACAAGAAATGGCGGCAGACCTATTTTTCCACCCCGTCCAGCCTGACGCACAGCGCCTATCCGTTCTGGTCAGGCGCGCTCTTCAACCGTGGGCGCGCTAAGGCGGACCGCGTGGACATCGACCTGACCCACGGCAACCTGTCGCCGGGCCGCTTCTGCGATGACGGCCAGTTCCGCCAGATTGTCACGGTTGAGGACGCCGTGCGCGGCGGCTGTAACCTGTTCGACCTCGACCAGCTGCGCCTGGAGTACAGCCCGCCGGAATACCAGAACCTGCTGATGTGCGAATTCGTGGACGATCTGGCGTCCGTGTTCCCGCTGCAGCTGCTGCAGAAGTGCATGGTAGACAGCTGGGAAGTCTGGAACGACTTCGAAGCGCTGGCGCTGCGCCCGTTCGGCTGGCGCGAGGTCTGGATCGGTTATGACCCGGCGAAGGGTACGCAGAACGGTGACAGCGCCGGGTGCGTGGTTATCGCGCCGCCCGCCGTGCCGGGCGGCAAGTTCCGCATTCTGGAGCGGCACCAGTGGCGCGGCATGGACTTCCGCGCGCAGGCCGAGTCCATCAAAAAGCTGACGCAGCAGTATAACGTCACCTATATCGGGATCGACTCCACCGGCGTCGGCCTCGGCGTCTATGAAAACGTGAAGATGTTTTTCCCGGCGGTGAAAGAATTTGTCTACAACCCGAACGTGAAAAACGCCCTGGTGCTGAAAGCGTTCGACATCATCAGCAGCGGCCGTCTGGAGTTCGATGCCGGGCACCTCGACATTGCGCAGTCATTCATGGCAATCCGCCGCGCCACCACGGCCAGCGGCAACCGACCGACCTACGAAGCCAGCCGCAGTGAAGAGGCAAGCCACGCCGATCTCGCCTGGGCGACGATGCACGCGCTGGCAAACGAACCGCTGCAGGGCGAAGCCGCCCACAGCCGCAACATTATGGAGATTTACTGATGAGCAAACGCAGGAACCGCACGCGCACCCAGCCCGTGCAACAACAGATGACCGGCGGCGCGGCGGCAGAGGCTTTTACCTTCGGCGACCCTATCCCGGTACTGGACCGCCGCGAGCTGCTCGACTACGTGGAGTGCGTCATTAACGATCGCTGGTATGAACCGCCGGTGAGCTTTGACGGGCTGGCGCGCACGTTCCGCGCGGCCGTGCATCACAGCTCGCCGCTCAACGTAAAGCGCAACATCCTTACCAGCTCGTTTATCCCTCATAAGCTGCTGAGTCAGCAGGCCTTCAGCCGGTTTGTGCAGGATTATCTGGTGTTCGGCAATACGTATCTGGAAAAGCGCACTAACCGCCTCGGCGGGGTAATTGGTCTGGAGCCTGCGCTGGCGAAGTTCACGCGGCGCGGCGTCGATCTCGACACCTACTGGTTTGTGCAGTACGGCCTCAGCACGCAGCCTTATCAGTTCACGCCGGGCAACGTCTTCCACCTGATGGAGCCGGATTTGAATCAGGAAGTTTACGGCCTGCCGGAATATCTTTCGGCCATCCCGTCCACGCTGCTGAACGAGTCGGCGACGCTGTTCCGCCGCAAGTATTACCTCAACGGCAGCCATGCGGGTTACATCATGTACGTCACTGACCCGTCTCAGAATCAGGAAGATGTGGACGCCATGCGCCAGGCGATGAAGAGCGCGAAAGGCCCTGGCAACTTCCGTAACCTGTTCATGTATTCGCCGAGCGGGAAAAAAGACGGTATTCAGATCATCCCGCTGTCAGAGGTCGCGGCAAAAGATGAGTTTCTGAACATCAAGAACGTGAGCCGCGATGACATGCTGGCAGCGCACCGGGTGCCGCCGCAGATGATGGGCATTATCCCGAACAACACCGGCGGGTTCGGTGACGTGGAGAAGGCCAGCCGCGTGTTCGTCCGCAATGAACTGATGCCGCTGCAAAAACGCTTCGAAGAGCTGAACGCCTGGCTGGGTGAAGAGGTGATCAGATTCACGCCTTATAGCCTCGACCTGGCCGACGACAGCCGCCCCGCCTGACATCTCATCACCACCCATCACCAGAGCGCCTCAGCAGCATCCTGCGAGGCGCTCTTTTTTTTGCACCCTCGCATCGGTCCCGTACCTCCGACGCACCAGCGGCCCGGAAATTGCGCCGAATTTTGACCATCTGCACCCCGCAGCGCGCGCTCGTACCCCCGCCACGCCTGCCCGCTTTATGTAGTGGTTTTCATGCAGGTGCATGACATAAGCAAAAGCCCGCCATTACTGGCGGGCCGGGGCATAAACGATCCTTTTGGGATCATGCAAATTCATGCGGCATAGTCATGCAGTGCCGGGCAACATCAAAACAGGGGCAACTGGTCATCAGGTTCTGACTCTGGCACTTCAACTTTTCGCCTGGTGAAATCCATGGCAAGCAGAAGAGCCTCCCGGTAAGTCAGGGGAAACGGCCGGCCAAAGATAAACGCATTCTCGAAAGTCTGTCCCAGCCAGAAACCGCCGCCGGACTCGCGCGACCGTTGAAACATAACCCATCCACCGGGGCGGAAATAAGGGAGAGCTTCACCACGATAAACAACCTGGAATTCAGAGTCGCGTCCACCCATAACCTAACGCCTCGCTCGCTCGTTGTTCAACCCTGCCTCCGTCAAAATCAAGCTTTTGACGTCTGCACGGTTATCAGTGCAGCCAGCTGTCATCTTCCCAGACGTTTTGAAGCAGGTCATTTAGCCGCCGCCTGTCCTCGTCGAGTTTAAAGCCAGGCATTTCTATTCTGGTGTGGCTCCCCTGCCGCACTCGCACAACTGCTTCAGGGAAAAGCGCCACTACGCGCCTGTTTATTTCGTCATGAAAAGCTTCAATTACTGACTGGCTTAGTTTTTGATTTTTATCAAGCATAATTTCAACACGCATAGTCTCTCCCCTAACTATTCAGATACTTGTATAGATCGTGAATATTCGTGGCTTCTTACTTTACGCATTAACTCATCAGTCAGTTCTGAAACCCACTGAATCGCGAGCTGCTTCTCATCTTCACTACAATCACTTGCTGCAACAAGTTTCATAAATAAATCAATACGCTGGAGCTTCATTGACTCCAAAAAATAGTCTCGCATAATCCCTCCGCACAATGAACAACTGGTTATGCATACAGTATATGACGAATTTCCAAATGTGAAATGATTTTTTACGGTCAATAAGACTTTATCTGAAAGCAGGCTCTTGAAGTTAAGACGTTAATTGGCTTCGTTGGCACCTTTAGAGGCACGAGCTAAGCGCCCTATTCGCTCCAAAATTTCATAATTTTTAGGTCCAGAATGTGGCCTCACTAACTCACCATATGCCGAACTGCGAAACATTCGGCCAGCAATTTTGGTCTGCGTGCCGCCAATCAGGCGCACGGCCAGCCCGCGACTGATGGTTTCACCGCATAAATCTTTCACCTGACCAATCACGTTGTCGCACGCGGCCTCGATTTTGTCCGAGCGCCTCAGCTGCAGATGCCGCTTTTCTGGCTCCTGCGCCCTGATCCGGCTCAGCAGCTGGCGCCTTTCTCTCCTGCTCATTCCGTCCAGGTCGATATTGTCGAAACTTTCCGGCGGGTTCGAATCCTCAGATCTCAAACCTCCCGTACAGTTATTGACAGAACTCCGAGAGGACGCGGACGCGTCCTTAAATTCAAAACCCAAATCAACGGCACGTTTCGGCACAATCTTCCACTGCGCGAGACGGGTGAGGATCGGCGTATCTTCGCCAACTTCCGTTGCGTAAACGCCCTTAATGCGCACGGTTTCCTCGCCGTACTCGTTCATGTCTTCGCTGGCCTGATACCAGGTGCGCACGGCCAGCTCGTCGCGGCGCACGAACGGGCCGCCCTGTGCGTTAACGTATCCTGCCCAGTCTCCCGCGTCGGCAGCGTCATGCGCGGCTGCAAACTCAACGCTGAGGCCGTGCGCCGTTTCGCTGTCAGCCATACGGCGCAGCTCGCGGTAAACCGTCACCGGCGCGCCGCCCACAAACTGGAATTGCCGGATGTGCCAGCGGGCCGCCCAGGCGGAAACGGCCGAGGCGGTTTCCTTCAGGTCTTTGCCACTTTCGTCGTCCGTCTCGCCGTCCAGCGCGTAGCCGTCGATATTTTTTGAAATGTACTTAGCGACGTAGCCCGTCGCGCTTCCCTTCTCCGGGTCGATAGCCTCCGCGTGAAAGCGGGCCTCGCGGGCTTTGTCGGTCGTCAGCTCGCCGCTGTCTTCCTGCCAGGCGTAGTCGCGCATAATCTCGCGCACGCGCTCGACCTGTTCGGGACGCATAAACATCAGCATGTGCCAGTGCGGGGTCGCGTCGTGATGAGGCTCGGCAACGCGGATCCCAAAGATGCGGATTTCCTCGCGGTGCAGTTTGGCGCGGATTTTCTGCCAGATGCTGCAGAGATAGCGCTGGGTGTCGGCCGGGCTTGCGCCGTTCCACTTGCGGTTGCGATGCCCGGTTTTGATTGTGGCGTGATAGCGCGCCGGGGCGGTCAGCGTGTAGAACTCGCCGATAAAGCCCATTTCGTTGCAGATGTTTTCGAAGCCGCGAATGCGGGTCATTAGTTCGCAGCGGCGGATCGCCGGGTTGGCCACGCTGCCGTCGTACTTCTCGATCAGGCTGATGCGGTTGCCTTCCTCGTCTTCCAGCTCCATGCCCTTCAGGAATTCACGAGTGCGGCGTTTCTGCTCGCGCCACTCGGAGACGGTCATGCTGCTGGCGTAGGGGGTATGCTTTTTGCTGACGTTAGCCAGGGCAATCTGCAGGTGCTCACGCCATGACGCGGCGACGCGGCGCAGGCGGCCCTTCCACCACTTTTCGGTCTGCATGCGCCTGATCGCCGGGGTCACTTCCTCCGGGTCAAACAGGCGGGACGTGACCTTTTCCCACAGCGGCGGCGTCTGGCTCAGCTCGCGGGTGATAGTGGCAGCGGTCATGTAAACGCGGTGCGTGTATTTGTAATCCGACTCGTCGCTGGCCTGCGCGTGCGCCTGTACCAGCTCGGCGAGGATGAAATTAGCCACATCCCCGGCCAGCAGATCAACGTCGGCGCGTGCCATATCCGGCAGGCGGTTAAAGCGGCGCATCAGTTCCCACAGCGTACCGGCCGCGCTGGCCGCGCCAGCCTGTTGAGTGGCATTGCCTGCCAGCAGGTTAAACGTACCGCTGCTCATTTCGCCGAGGCGGTACTGCTCACTGACGCATTCAACACGTGGCAATGTGCGCTCAACAAATGTTTTTGCTAAGTACGCATTGGCACGGGCAATGCCCTGGGTCTTTTCAAGCTCGCTGACGCGGCGCTTAACGTCGAGCTGGATCAGCGTCGGCTGCTTTTCCAGTAACTCCTGCGCACGCGCTAAAGCCGCAATCATCTGACTGCGGCTGTGCATTTCCTCATAGGTGGGATACGGGCTGGCGATGGCTTCCCGTGGAGCGTTCCACGGGTAAGCGTATTCCTGAATCACTCGCAAACCCCCAGATACACGCTGCTGCAAACGGACTTGTTGTCCATCGCTGCCAGCATGTCGAACTGACGACCGCCGCGCGTTGTGAGCGCCCAGTCCCGGTAGGTTTCAATGCCGTGCGAGGCCAGCGTGACTTTGCTGCCGTCTGTTTCTGCTTTAACCGGATCCATGCCTGAATGGAAAAACGCAGCGTTACCGCGGCGCGAGCACTGAGCAACAATTCGTTCCCACTCCGCAACGCGGCTGATTTCCTCAGGCCAGCGGGTAAAAATCTCCGCCAGTTCGGCTTTGTTTACGTTCACGCATGGCATGCAACCGACACGGCTACAGCCCTGCTGATAAAGCGGGTTTGGCTTGATACCGTGACGCTTTGCCAGTGCAAAAACATCCTCATGCGTCCAGTTAAGGATCGGCCGGTAAATCGACAGGCCCGGCCCGAGGTCAAAGCCTTCTTCCCATTCAGCCAGCGCTGCACGGCTCGCGGATTCCTGCGCACGAACTCCCTGCCACGTAATGACGTGCTTACCCTCTGCAACCAGCCTGTCTACCACCTGTTCCTGCATCGGGATCTGTTTCAGCTCGAAAGAACAAAACTTGCGCTGCGTTGAAGGGAATGTGCCTTTCCAGATGCACATATCAAGGAAAGGAATACCGGTAGGCTTCAGGGCATTCAGGGCGCGACGAACAATTGAAGCGGCTTCAGTTTCAGTGAACCCCAAATCCCTGACCAGAGAAGTCGGCCATTTGTCTTTTACGAAGGTTCTTTTGTCCGCGATACGCTGTGTGAAGTCAGCCCTGATTCGACGTAGCGGACCGAGCTTTGATTCAAGGTAATTGAGATACTCGACAGTTTCAGGGTGCTCGTGTCCTGTATCAGCATGCGCAGCCTGAAACTCAACGCCAGATTCAATAGCGAGCAGCCAGTCAGCCAGGCTGTCCTTACCTCCTGAAACGGTAACAAGGTTCATGACGCCGGGCGCAAAGCAGCGAGAATCAATCATGGCTGCACCTCCATTATTGCGGAGTGGTCCGCCCCTGCAGCCAGATCAAAACCAGTAACAACCGGCACGGGCTCGGGGCGGCGCACCGCGATGATTTCCGAGGCGCGCTTGCTCTCACCGGCGGCAACGCCAACCGAGCGGGCTACGCTGATTTTGGTGATGTCGAAAGCACGCAGGATACTGCGGGTGTAGAAGGTATCGCTGTTTGAAACGACAACCGGGCAGCGCTCGGAGACGTCCATCAGCATGCTGACCAGATCATGATGCTCATCTTTGTCAAAGCCCGCCGAGTGATAGTCCGAAAACGTCCCGTCATACGGCGGATCGCAGTACACCACATCGCCAGCTTTAGTCAGGCGTAGCGTCTCGCGGAAGTCGGCGCAGATAAACGTCGCACGCTGCGCCTTTCCCGCGAAAGCCTCAATCTCAGCCAGCGGAAAATAGGGTTTTGCATAATTGCCGAAAGGAATATTGAACTCGCCGCGACGGTTGTAACGGCACAGGCCGCGATAGCCGTTGCGGTTCAGGTACAGGAAGTGCGCGGCGCGCTCCAGGAGGGGTAACGCCGGGTTGTGATTAAACGCCTCCCGGACAGCGTAATAGCTTTCCCCGGTCGTGTTCTGATTGAACAGGCTGGCCGCCACAACGATAAAGGGGCGAGTGTGCTCCTTTATCTGACGGTACAGGTTGATCAGGTCGGGGTTAATATCCGCAACCAGATAGGAAGGGTAATCGGTGCTCATCATCACCGCGCAGGAACCGGCGAAGGGTTCGACCAGGCGATCACCTTCTGGCAGAGCACCCATCAGCTCCGACATTACGCGGGACTTGTTGCCCGCCCATTTCAGGATGGTGCTCATACGGCACCTCCAAAACTGGCAGACAAGATTTTAAAAGTATCGTTTTCATCAATACTTCTAAAAGAAAGAACTACCCAACGCCCTGCTCCAGGGATCAGATTTTCAACTGGCAGAATATGAGTAACAACCACTAATAATTTTTGCCCTGTATATTCCCCTTCCCATTCACGCAGAAGCAGATAATCACCGCATTTAAAATCTCGGTCATTATTTCTTAATTCGGCTTTTTTATTGCCGCTTGATACCGCCTCAAAATATAAAGGCCCAATTTTCAAATCATGAATTGCACTCATGCTGCACCGCCTTTTGAAAATTTCGCGTACCGCTCGGCCATACCCTGACAGCTGACACAGCGAGTCACACCACGCACGGCGCGGCGGCGTTGCTCCGGGATTGGCGCGTCGCAGTCTTCACAGAACGAAGCTGCCACGCTGACCGGGCGGTTAACCACGCTGGCGATGTTGCGCGCCAGCAGCTCGTCGGCGCGCGCCTGCGCCATATCGATAGAGTCGGCCATTAGTGCAGCTCCTGTGATTCGTTCTGATAACGTTCTGCTTCACGGCGAATCAGATCGGCTGCTTCCACAGCGCCAAGCCCTTTTTGATAAACGTGAACCGCCAGATCAAGCAGGCGCTCAGAAGCTGCGATTGCACGATCTTTACGTTCTTCCAAACGCGCCTTAGTGATAATTTCTGCCAGCGCCTCGGTGTCAGCATCAAACTTGAGTGTCTCGATATTTCGCATTTCACTTTCTCCAGAATTTGGGCAAAAGAATGCCCGGCGGGTTTACGCCATTTATTTGCTTCGGGTTAATTAATTAGGCAGAGCCATTCGCTTCGGAAATAAACTCACGACTGCTTTCAGATGATTCATTGCACGAATAAGCGCCGCTCTTTCATCAGTAGTCAGTTCACTAAATTCAGCCTCGTGCCTGTCTTTACCGATGTTCGCCAGGAATAGAATCGCGCTCAGTGCGCGCTTGTTGTCCTGATAATTGCGATCTTCAACATCGCGCATTTCTGAGAAGAAACGGGCCATATCTTTTTCACAGTTGCCGCCCATCAGTTGTGCGCGAATTAAGGCAACGTGATTCAGCGCCGAAACCCTCTGACCGGCAGTAAGCTCGACCAGCATTGAATCGCCCTCGATAGCCATGATTTACCTCTTTGCTCTTTTACCTGTACCTGCTGGCTCAGTACCGGATGCCAGCGCCTGCCGTTCTCGCCCATAATCCAGCCATGCCCGTATGACATTGACGGACTCTGACGCTTGAGGCGTGCCGCAAATGAAATCATCGTGCGCCCTCAGCTGATGCCAATCGAAGCACCCAGCCCGCTGATAGCGTCAACGGTTGAGGCTAAAGTAGGGTTAGAGTGAACGCGGTTCTGCACGGCCAGCGCGGCCAGCATCATGCAGCGGATCCCGGTATTGGCAGCTTCCAGAATGCCGCGGCGGCAGGTTGCCGTAATACGCTCCGGGTTCGCGGCGTTAGCGGCCATATGCCCGACTTCGGCGGTCGCCTTCAGCACGTAAGTCGGAAACTTCTCTTTTGCCAGCTCGTTAACCGGCACGCACGGCAGACATTGCAGCTGCGCCAGCATGCCATCCATCAGCGTGGCGTCTTCAGTCAGATCGGTAAGTAACAGCACTTCTGGAACGGTCAGCTGATGCACCTGCTCCGGGTTCAGCTTGTTGCGCAGAGTCTGCACTTTCATACCCGCCCGCTGCGCCAACTCTGCCATGTTGTGCGTAAGCGCAAACTTGCGGCATGCGTCGTCGTAATCGGTATGTGTGGAAACACGAAAATCAAACATGATTATTCCCTTTCGTTATCCCAATATGGATTTAACAAGCTTGCATTGTGATGTGGTAATCAGATGCAGCCTCGATAATGAGAGCCAGCATGTTTACCTCTACCAAGCCGTTAGCTCCTTCTTTCTTCCTGATTGGCAGGCGGTTTTCTTGGTACATTTTGCGGGCAGTTCGCTTACAAATGCCTGTACGGCGGCAATACTCATCTAGAGAGATGTAAGGCTCTGAAATCACAAAGTTGAGATTAGGTCGCATTGAAAAATCACTTTTCATGATGCAAGATTCCTTTTGAGTTAGTAGATGTCAGTAAATGTCACTATATGTCATACATCACAAATGCGATGATAGGATCTCATAAGAAACATGTCAAACACAATTGAGTCTCCAAAAGGTATCTCGGAGCACCTTTACCCATCACAAGGTGGCGGTAAAGAAGCCATTAACCGCATCATGAGCGCCTATCAATTCACCACCCGGCAAGCATTGTGCAATCACTTAGGCATTTCACAGAGCACCATGGCGAACAGGTGGATGCGCGATACGTTCCCGCACGACTGGCTCATAGCCTGCCATTTAGATACAGGAACACCGCTACTATGGCTTGCCACAGGACAAGGTGAATCTAGCAAGGAAGACAAGGGAGAAGCCTCAACCCGATTGAGATACAAAAAAATCTCAAGTGGGATTGAACAATCTGGCGAGTTAGTCAGCTATGACGCTCGACTGCTACCCGCTAATGTCTCAGATCCGTTTTTAGTTGAGATTGATAACGCAGTTTATTTAATCGAAGGGGCTAAAGCTGAAGTTACAGATGGGCTTTGGTTAATCGACATCGACGGGCTGATCAGCATAAAAGAAGTCTATCGTCTGCCAGGAAAGAAACTTCGCGTTGAAAACGGACCTGCCTCTTTTGACTGCGCACCAGATGACATTAACGTGTTGGGTAGGATCGTATCTAAAACGGAGAGCGTTTAAAGCGAATGGCCGTTAACAAACTGCCCAATGGTAAGTGGCAAGCCCAGGTGTTTCCTAACGGACGGGATGGCAAGCGGATTCGTCGCCAGTTCGCTACAAAAGGCGAGGCGCTGTCTTTTGAAAAGCATATTAAGGATCAGGCGCAAGATAAGCCCTGGCTGGGAGAGAAGACTGACAAACGCACCGTATTTGATTTGGTTGAAACGTGGTACAACGCACACGGCATAACTTTAACTGATGGGCAGAAGCGCAAAGATGCGATGGAATTTGCATGTAAGGCTATGGGTAATCCACTTGCTTCCGAATTCAATGCTCGCATTTTTTCCGCATACCGCGAACAGCGTTTATCAGGCAAAATCACTCGCTCGTCGCGCGTGAAGACTGTAACGCCGCGAACCGTCAATCTTGAACTAGCTTACTTTCGTGCAGTATTTAATGAACTACGCCGTTTAGATGAATGGCAAGCCCCGAACCCGTTAGATAATGTCAGAGAATATAAAATAGCCGAATCTGAAATGGCATATTTAACGAATGAAGAAATCAGAGCATTATTAAAAGAATGCGAAGCAAGCAGCTCTAAAGATTTATTATCAGTTGTTAAAATATGTTTGGCTACTGGTGCGCGCTGGGGAGAAGCTGAATCTTTAAAGGGAAATCAAATTAGAGCAGGCAAAGTTATTTTTACCAAAACAAAGGGGAAGAAAAATCGAGCCATCCCTATTAGCGACTCGCTTATTGCAGAGCTTCCATCAAGCAGAAAAGCAAAACCGCTTTTTACCTCATGCTATGCAGCATTTAGATCTGCCCTAAAAAGAGCAGAAATTGAGACTCCATCCGGGCAATTAACACATGTGTTGCGCCACACTTTCGCATCGCACTTTATGATGAATGGTGGCAACATTTTGGTGCTTCAGCGCATATTAGGTCACACAGATATAAAGGTTACTATGCGCTATGCTCACTTTGCACCTGATCATCTTTTTGAAGCCATTAATCTCAATCCACTGGAAAGACTTTAAGCTGCAAAAATTGGCAGCAAAATGGCAGCAGAGAATGACACTATGTGCCACTATATGTCACTATATGCCACATCAAAAGTTATAAAAATCATTAACTTACTGATTTACCTGCGATCATTTTCGGACTCATAATCGCTTGGTCGCTGGTTCAAACCCAGCAGGGGCCACCAAATTTAAGCTGTGAAATCAGCATAATAAAGCCACCTTTCAGGGTGGCTTTTTTGTTTTAGCTTTTATCCAGGAACTGGTATGTCTCTTTAACTATCAGTCTCCACTTCACGAGATGAGTAATAAAATCTGACTCATTAATATGCGGCAAGCAATATGCTAACTTCGGTAACTTTCATTATGGGGCGGTTGGACATGCTGCCGGCATTACCACAGAAGTTCTGCTCAGGGCTGCGGGATGGGCGCAAAACCGAGCGGGCACAAGTTCGCCAGCCTTGGGCGACTGGTATAAATCAGCCCCTTATGGCGATGATTCAGACGATCAGGCCTGGATAAGAATGGGTATCGAATATGCGAAACGTGCAGGTTTTTAAGAAACGCTATCTGCTTTTAATACTTTTGCCTGTTTTTATCTGGATAGCTTTTAAAATCATTCAGTTCTCCCCGCTAGAACAAACCTTACTGCAAAAGATCCCCGTTACCCGGCAGGTAAGCCTCTACATTACAGAAGCCAGCGCAGGCGCTACAACAGACTTCTCTTACCGCTTCTATTTATACGATGCCAGTAAAGACGAGCGCGCCGTTATGGCGGCTCTACAGCATGACAACGAACCCTTTATGATTACTAGCGATCGTAACGCCTTCCAGAAAGTTGAAAATGGCGCGATTTATCTTTCGACAAAAGGAACCCTGTACCGCTTTACCAATGCGCCCGCCTGCCGCGTTGGCGATATTATTTATACCGTCCCCGTTTATCTCACCGCATCGCCGCACTGAATATAAAACTTCAATCTTTCTTCAGACGCTTCCCTCCATTCAGCGTGCCTGCACAGGCTTTCTCCTGCATCAGGCAGGGCCTGGCTCAATAATTTCTCAATACCCATAGCTTGTGTCGCTTCAACAGTTCACTTCTAAATCGATTCGGATTAATCTTAGCGCTTACTTTTTTGATAAGGATTTCTTCATGAAGTTACTTTTTGGGGCTGCCGTTTTACTCGTTTCCGCCACTGCAAACGCAGGCTTTATTCATCCGCTGGACTTTGATGGCTCTGAAAGCCAGAAGCAGGAAGTGATCAGCTACATTCAAGCGCGAGTAAAAGCGGATTACTGTGACGGTCAGCTTGATATGTGCCAGCCGACCACCTTGCGTATAATGGAAAAACAAAACCTGTCAGCATTCAAGAAATTAACAAAAGTGAGCGACAGGAAGATACTGGATCGCGTCATTAAAGATTATTGTCAGGGCGCGCTGGATATGTGCACCTATACCACGCTCGAAATAATGTATAAACAGAACGTTAAAGCCACCAAGCAAGAACTAAGCTGGTAGCTAAAGCAAACCACCTTTTACAGGTGGTTTTTTTATGCGCAAAGCCAGCGGGTACAGTTATTGCCAACGCGGCAAGCCACACCTTTCCCGCCAGTACACTTATTGACAGAACTCCAAGAGGCGGCGCTGCCGCCATAAAAAAACCCGCTTACGCGGGCTTTGCTCATCAGGCGCTCAGACGCGGGCTTCGGCCTGCTTTTTGCCAGTCGCGACCTTCTCGATTTTACCGGGCGTCACGATCATCCCTGTCACGCTCTCGTGTGTTTTAAAAGTGCAGCTGCAGTTAATGTTCTGGCACTGGTTATAGCGCTCTTTGGTCTCGTTAGAGATGTAACGGCTGCTGCGGGTATGGGCAGCGCTCTGACACAGCGGGCAATGCATCATTTGTGAGTTCCTCGATGGTTAACGAGGCAATTATCGCCTCAATTACTCACAAAAAGCAAATTAATTAACTATTAGTTAGTTAATTTCTTCATACTCAACATCTGAGATGTCTATTTCCAGCTCCAGCGTGGTGGTAAAGCCGTCTTTAACGCTCAGGTTATGCGTCACCTTGCTAATGATCCAGGCGCTGGCGTCAATCACGGTTTTAAAGCCGCTGACCTGCACCGGCGTTTCAGGATAAAGATCCGCGCGTCCTGTCGCCAGCTGAAAGGTAAAGTGAACCACGCCGCGCTGTATCTCGCTCCACTTAGCCTCCGCCGCCTGCTTCGCCGCCTCTTTGCTGTCAAAGACCTCCGGCAGCACCAGCAGGCTCTCTTTTTGACCTGCGGTATATTCGCCTTCGTTATCATACGCTTGCTTTGGCGGGCTTTTCGCATCTGGATGGGTGACAGCGGCGGCGTTCGGGGCCTTTGCCTTACGCTGCATCTGGAAAATATGCGTTTTCGCCTCCTGAGTAGAAAGCCATTTCGCCTGAACGCCTTTATAGCTGGTGCGGTCGGCAACCATAAAGTTGTGCTTGTCGCCCTGCTGGCGCGTCAGTAATACCGTTGGGATCGCTTTGCCGCTGGCTAATTCCCCGCTGCCGGGCCGCAAAAAAAGCAGGCGCCCCGCTTTGATAATCGCTGCCGCGCCATAGCGTTTCGCCAGCCGGGTAACAAAGCTCGGATCGGTTTCGTGGGTCTGATCGATATGATCGATTTTGATCCCGGCGAACCCTTCCGCCATCTGCAAAATCAGGCCGCAGCGCTGCGCTATTTGCGTCAGGATGCTGCCCAGCGTGGCGTCATGGTAGGAGACGTCACGCGCCTTGTTCAGCTCCCCGCGAAAATCGACGCTGCGCGCGGTGATGGTCAGCACGTCGGGCGCGCCGCTATGGCTCACCTGATCGACCGTATAGTCGCCCTTGTTATGCAACTGGCCAACCCAGCCCAGGAACAGCGACACCACTGTGCCGCGCTGTGGCAGCTGAAGCAGGCCGTCGCTGTCGTCCAGCGTAATACTCAATGTATCCGCTTCAAAGCCGCGGTTGTCGGTTAGCGACAGCGAGACCATACGCTCGCGCAGGTTAGGGGTCACGTCTTTGCTGCCGATCCACAACATAAAATCGGGTGCCAGCTGGCCGCCCGCCTTAATCGCCATCGTGCTGAGTTCACTCACAGAGATAAGCCCCCCACCGTTGCAACAGCGCTGCTGATGCCAGAAGAGAGCTTGCCCGCCGCCGCTTCCGCCTTCGTCCAGAGCTCGCTGCCCTGCTTTTGCAGGTCGCCGAACATCGAGACCAGCGAATCATCGACGCGCAGCAGCCCCAGAGTAAAAATGATAACCCGCGCGCTGCCGTCGGCGTAGAAGTCGCTGTGCGTCGTCTTAAAACTTTCGATGACATACATGCCATAGATAGTGCCGTCGCCGCCGATCAGCGGCCAGGCGCGCCCTTCGTCAGCCAGCAGCTGAAACGCCAGCGCCTTAACCGGGCCGCCGGTAATCTCCGGGCGCAGTTCGCCGCTCAGGGAAATCTTTTCGTTGCTTTTGCCGGTGAACTGCACTGCGGCACGTTTGCCGACGCGGTTGTTGCTGGGCCAGTTCCAGCCGCTGTCATGTGACATCTGATTGTAGGGCAGCGTCTGCCGCATAAAGGGCAGCATGCCGTAGATCATCATCATGAGTACAATCCTCCTGTCATGGCGCTGCGCTGCCGGTTTTGTTGTTCAATACGATGCTGATCCATCTGCTGCTGCACTATTCGTCCAATCTCGTTGCCATCCATGCTGGACTGCGTATTGACCGTGATATTGCTGGTGTAGCTGTTCTGCTGCACCGCGCCGCCGCCAGCAGCAGGCGTCACCACCGGTCGATAAGGCACGCCGCTGACGGGCAGGCTCTTTTGCAGCCCGTCGGCTGCGATCGCAGTGCCGTCCGGCGCGACCGTCTCGCCTGGCGGCAGCTCCGCTTTCAGCTCTTTGCCTTTGCTGCTGGCGATACCGAGCTTATTCAGCACCCAGTCGATGCCGCTCATCAGTTGATCCAGCGCATGGCCGGGGACCTTCAGCGCCTCGGCGAGCATATTGCCGAAGCTTTTCCCCATATTGCCTGCCGCGGTCAGCTGTTCCTGGGTCGATTTAACCGGCTCCAGCAGCTGCGTAAACGCGCTCCATACAGATTTGACCTTATCCGTGATCCAGTTAAAGACCGGCTGCAGCGGCGTGAAGGCAGCGCTAATCGGCCCCATCGCATCAGAAAACCCCTGCGCGACGCCGCTGATAAAGGTGCTGATTGGCTCCCAGTAGCGTCGGATCAGCAGCGCGCCGCCAACGATAGCCGCGACGACGCCCACCACTGGCAGGCTAATCGCGCCGATGGCGGTCACGATGGCGCCGCCCACCCCGGTGAAAAGCCCGCCGAGTATTTCAATGCCAGCCATAATGGCGCCGACGCCGCTCACTACCGGCCAGACCGCCATACCGATGGCGCCCAGCGCGCCGACAAAGGTGAGCGCCACGGCCGCCGCCGTGGCGATGCCGCTGGCCAGCGTCGGGTTATCCTGCAGCCACTGGTCGACCGTCTGCAGGAACTGCGTCGCATCCTGAGTCAGCGTCCGCAGCGTGCCGTCGAGCGGCGCGTAGAGATCGACGCCAATAGCCGCTTTTGAGGCGTCCAGCTTTTGCACATCTCCGCCGAGGTTATCCTGCTGCGCCTGCGCCATGCGCGCCGTACTGCCATCTGACTGTTGCACCGAGGTGGTGAGCGTCTCCAGCTCACCGCTGGACGCGCCCTGCGCCAGCAGCGACGCTGACGAAGCCGCCTTCTCACCAAAAATATTTTTCAGCACGTCAGCCTGCTGTGCCGCGCCCATGCCCTTCCTGGCGAAGGCGGCCTGAATATCTTTCAGCAGCGGTAATATCTGCCGCGTGTCGCCGTTTTCATCACGGGTTTGTACGCCGAGCGCGGCGATAGTGCGCTGGGCGCCAGGCATCTGCAGCCGCGTCATGACCGCGCCAGCCTCTTCACCCGCCGCCGCGCCGGTAATGTGGTTCTTCGCCAGCAGTCCCAGGATGGCGGAGGTCTGCTCAACGCCGACGCCTGCGCTTTTCGCCACTGGCGCGACGCTGCTCAGGGCGCTGCTCAGCTCTTCAAACTTCATGCCGGTCTGGTCGAGGGTAGCATTCAGCACATCACCAAGATGGGCGATATCGCCGCTGTCGAGGCCAAAAGCGGCTTTCGTTTCCATCAGCAGACCGGCGTTATCCTCCGCTGAGTGGCTGTTTACCTGCGCCATATTCAGCGCGACCGGCGTCGCGGCGGTAATGTCCTCAACCGCCCCGCCCGCCCGGGCGATATCGAGCTGGGTCTGCGCAACGTCCTGCGCCGGGATGCCCGTCTGCACGCTGACGCTGCGTGCCTGTTTATCCAGCGCCGCCGCCTGCGGCGAACCCTTCTGCAGGCCGGTTTTAGCCTGCAGCGCGGCTTCGGTGCGCGCCAGCTCGTAGCCGGGGCGCAACAGCGCGGCGCCGGCGGTAAAGCCAGTTTTCGCCATACCGAGGCCAGCTGCGCCAGCGCTGCGGATCTTGCCCGCCAGCGCCTGCCCTGCGCGATAGCGCTCCGTTACCTGATTATGGCGCGCCTGCTGCTGGTTCAGCTGCTGTAACCGCTGCTGCTGACCATTAAGATTCAGGCTGGTCTGCGCCGTCGCCGCTTTTAGACGCAGCTGTTCGCTGCTCAGGCTTCGCGTAGCGATGCCCGCGCTGTTGAGGCTCTCACGCTGCTGCTGGACGGAAAGACGCAGGCTCTGCGCCTGGCTTTGCAGCGCAGCGCTTTGCCGACGCGCCTTCTCCAGCGCGCGGCTCTGTTCGTCGGCGGGCTGGCTGCTGCTGCGCATCGCCAGCGCCAGCGAAGCCGTTTCAGCCTTCGCCTCTTTCAGCTTCTGCTGCGTGTCGCTCAGCTGGCGGCTGGTGGCGCGAAAGCTATCGATTTTCGCCGACTGCGCCTGTAACGCCGCCAGGCTCTGGCGCGTTTCGGTAATGGTGTCGGTGACTTTTCGCGTTTCGTTCTGGAGGCTCTGTAGCGGGCGCAGCGCCTGATTAACCGCCTTCAGCAGCGCCTGCAGTTTGAGGTCTTCACTCATCCGTATTTGCTCCGCTGCGGATCAGGGCTTTATGCCGCCAGTCGAGAAGCTCGGCCAGCGGCAGGTCGTTCAGTTCGGAAAGGGGCCAGTGAAAAATGGCGGCGATGTCGGCCATCAGGTCATTGACCGTCAGTCCGTCAGGCCATTCGACGGCGCCGACTTCGACTGCAAAAAACCGATCACCTTGCCGCCTAACGCAATCAGATCCACCGGGTCGAGGCTGTGGCATTCCGCCCTGGTCAGCGCAGGCAGCGTAATACGCGGCAGCACCGTCAGCAGCGCATCGACGTCGGAAGAGGCCAGATCGGCGAGACGCACGCCGCGCAGCGAACCCGCGTTTGGCTTAATCAGCTCAACCTGTGCGATCTCCGCATCGCCGCGCTTCAGCGGGGTTTCAAATTCAACGATATTCTCTTTCTGTTCCATGCTTCTCTCCGCGTTCTGACAGGATAAAAGGCCAGCGCCAGGCGCTGGCGTCAGGGTTAAGCCAGGCCGAGGTTTTTACGGCGCTGTGCAAGGCGATCGGTGCCGTTTACCTTCTCGACCATGTTGACGGTATCGATCTCAATCAGCTCTTTACCGTTCCAGGTGAGCTTGAAATAGGTGTTTTTGGTGGTGATTTTGGTTTCGGTGTCCTCGCCCTGTTTGGCATCGCCAAAGTCGAACGCCTGGTGACGGCCGCGCACCTCAATCTCTACCGCGATCTCTTCGCCGGTGTCGTCACGCTGGTAGGAGCCGGTAAAGCGCAGCGGTACGGCGGAACCGCCCCACTGCGACAGCGCCAGATCGTCCATGCCGGCGATGGTCCACTCCATATCGAGCGCGTCGTCGTCCAGACCGTTGTCGATAAAGGCGGCGCCGTTCATGCCGCCGCCACGGTAGGCGTCCAGCTTGCGGGAGAGCTTCGGCAGGGTGACGGAAGAGACAACGCCCTGATAGCTGTTTGAATCATTGAAAAGGTTCAGCCCTTTCAGTTTGCGGGGTAGTGCCATTTATCCGGCTCCTCAGCTGTTAACGGATGCGGCGAAGTTCGCCAGATAGGTGTCGGTGATGCGCTGGCGCAGCGTCAGGTCTTCCAGCGGCGGCACCGGCGTATAGTCGTAGTCGATAGCGAGCTTGCCCGCTTTCAGACTGGCGACGTCGTTAGCGCTTTCGTCATACCAGCAGGAGGCGCCCAGCAGGTAACCGGCGTTGACCAGCTCGCGGAATTTAGCGTTGATGCCCGCCACGATTTCACGTACCAGCACCGGCGTCAGCGGTTTGTCGTTGGCCCACATATGCGCTTCGGCCATGGTGTCGGCCAGTACCTGCGCGGTACGGGTGTAGTTTTCAAATGCAAAGAGCGGATCGTCGCTGCAGGTGCGGTTGCCCCAGAAGCGGAAGCCATCTTTGCGGATCAGCGTGGTCACGCAGGCTTCGTTCAGCAAGTCGGCGTCGGTGCCGCTCTGCTGCAAATCCCAGAATACTGATGAGGAGATGCCGGTGACGCCGTTGACGCCAACGTTCGACAGGGTTTTATGCCAGCCGGTGTCGTTGTCGATTTTGGCGCGCAGGCCGAGCGCGCGCGCCGTCGCCCAGGCGGTATCGGCAACGCTGGTCGCGCTATTCCAGGCAATAAAGTCGGGCCAGATCACCATCAGCTCGCGCTGGCTAAAGTTTTTGCGGTAGTTCATCGCATCGCTGATGGTTTTGCAGTTCCAGGCTGACACATAGGCGAAGGCGCGTAGCTGCTGAGCGATGCTCGCCAGCGCGGTCGCCACTTCCTGCGAGTCGAGCCCCGGCACGCCGAGAATACGCGGCTTCACGCCGAGCTGCGTCTGCGCGGTCAGCAGCGCCTTCATGCCGGTGTACTGACCTTTTTCATCAGTGGTGCCGATGATATTGGAGATAGTCTCCGCGTCGGTTGCGCCTTTCGCGACGCGTACCACGACGGTGACCGGTTTCGCCTGATCGGCGATCGCCTGCAGCGACGCGGCCAGCGTGCCTTTGCTGCCAGCCTTAGCGATAGCGGCCTGCACGTTAGTCAGCAGCACCGGGGTGTTGAGCGGGAAAGCCGTTGCGTCTGCGTCGTCTGCGGTGCAGACCAGGCCGACTACGGCGGTGGATACGGTAGAAATGGTGCGCGTGCCGTCATTAATTTCGACAACGCGTACACCGTGATGATAATCAGACATCTGATGCACTCCGTGTTGAGGGTGCGCTCAGATTGTCAGGTCAGGTGAGGGAAATCATGCGGTTGCGGTTTGCTGAGGGATGAGTGGACATCGGCTTTTCACAGGTGGTTATGCGCGCTTTTTTCCGCCTCGGTCATCAGGTCAGGCTTGCGGCTTTTTGACGCCTTCGCAGGGAAGTATTTATAGAGGGTCGATAGCGCGACGTTATAGATGATGGCCAACTGCTGACGGGTATGTCCCTTTAACAGCAGCCGGCTAATCTGCTCAACTTCATCCGGCGTTAAAACCCTGGGTCTTCCGCCCATTCGCCCTTTCGCTCTGGCTGCAGCCAGTCCGGCCAGAGTACGTTCGACAATTAACTCACGCTCCATTTCAGCGAGCGCGGACATAACGTGAAAGAAGAAGCGTCCCATTGCGCTGCTGGTATCAATACTGTCTGTTAGCGAACGGAAATGCGCGCCGCGCTCGTGCAGTTCTGAAATCAGCGCTATCAGGTTTTTTACGCTGCGCCCAAGCCTGTCGAGTTTCCATACAACCAGCGTGTCGCCTTTTCTGATGCGTTTGAGGGCCTGTTTAAGTCCAGGACGGCTGGCCACTTTTCCGCTGATACGATCTTCAAAAATATGGTCACAGTTTGCGCTTAGCAGCGCGTTTCGCTGTAAGTCGCAGTTCTGGTCAATTGTTGATACGCGAATATAACCAATTACGGCCATAAATTTTTCTCTTTAGCTTCCCGAGGACGGATTTTGGCGGATTTTGCCATGCGAGACGGCTTTATCAAAAACCTTGGTTTAGGAGAAGGCTCGGCGCTACCGGTCGGCGTACCGGTTCCCTGGCCATCAGCGACGCCTCCGAACGGGTGGCTAAAATGCAATGGCGCTGCGTTTAATGCTGCGACTTACCCCGCTTTGGCAAAAGCGTATCCTTCACTGAAGCTTCCCGATCTGCGCGGCGAGTTTATACGTGGCTGGGATGATGGGCGTGGAGTTGACAGTGGAAGAAATCTTTCCTCTTTTCAGGCTGACGAGCTAAGATCGCATAACCATCGTTTTGTTAATGAATATGGTACTCCTTCAGAAAATATCATTGCTTATTCCGATCAAAATAGCGAAAGCGTAGATGTTACTAATATGACGGGTAACAGGTGCCATACATATATTTTTATGGAAAAGACAGGGGGGATTGAAACTCGCCCACGAAATATAGCCTTTAATTTTATTGTGAGAGCCATTTAATGACAAAAATTAATCTGGACAAAAATGGACTGGCAAACGAGGCCGGTATGATAACCGTTTATAACTATCATCCGCAAAGTGGTGAGTATCTCGGTACGACTGAAGAGTATTTGCAGCAAGGCGTTGGCGTTCCGGCAAATACCACTATCGTTGCACCACCAACTGCTAAGGCAGGCAGTGCTACTGTTTTTCGTGGAGACCATTGGCAAGTCATTGCTGACCATCGTGGTGAAATGGTATATGCCGTTGCAAATGGCGAAGCGACAGAGATTACTGAGCCAGGCGATTATCCGGCTGGGATAACAACACTCAAGCCTTCTACTATATTTGATGAGTGGAATGGTAAAGAGTGGGTTACAAATATTGAAGCGCTGCATGCAGCGCAAGTTGAGTCAGCAGAGCTTAAAAGATCATCGTTGCTGGCCGAAGCGCAGGCAAGGATCAGTCTATGGCAGACTGAATTACAGCTGGATGTAATCGAAAATGAAGATAAAACCCGACTTATAAGCTGGTTATCTTACATTAAAGCGTTGCAGAAAACCGATATTAGCGCTGCGCCAGTAGTTGAATGGCCCGTTCTACCCGCCTGACCTTTAAACGGCTTAGTTAAACCTTTTTCTATAAAGAAATTGTAATAATAACCGCCCCTAAAAATTCATCATTTGGGGCGGTTGAACCTTTTATTATGACGAAGGTTTGACTGGCCAGTATATATCAGGAGCCTTTTTTGTATCAATACGGCTAAGAATTACTCTATATTTCTTCCATTCAGCAAGGCGCATAATTTCTTCATCAGTTGCAATGTTGATATCGACGGCATCTTGTAATGGCACGATGTTTTTTTTTGCTTCTTCCATTAATATATTGAGCGTCATACTAGCCATTACGGCAGCATTTTCAGGCGTGATAGCAGGCACAGCGAATTGACCGTTGCTATAATCATAATCAATTTCAGGCGGTGCAGGTAAAGATGTGATATCAATCCACTCCAGAGAGGGATGATAAATCACAGAAGGCTCAACGCTGAGTGAAACAATCTCAACAACGCGCTGCTCCTCAATTCGAGCATAAGTTTTCATTAGCTAAATTCCTCAATATACATAATGCCGTGCGCACCAAAAGAGCCGATATAGGGTTCGGTGCGAGTATTGCCACCGCCACCAGCGCCAAATCTTAGTGCGCGCCCTGATGTTGAGCCTTCACCGCTGCGTGCGCCGCCTCCCCAGTAACTCGCTCCGCCATCGCCAGAACCACCGAAGTAAGGGTTGCCTGAATCGCTGACAATGCCGGGCGCATCGCTGCCATCACCACCACGCATATTTAAATCACCGCCGACAGCGCTACCGCCGCTTCCGCCCGCATCGCCACTCGCCGAACTACCATTTCCTGCCGTTAACTGACCATTAAAGGAACTGCTTGATGAGTTCAGCGTGTCATCTGCACCTTGGCCAACAACGCCTGCATAAGTTTTATTCTCATCAACTGCCACCCAGGCAATGACGGTGCCGCCAGCCCCGCCGCCTGCACCGCGTGAATGGAATCCAGAGCCCCATCCAAGAAAGCCATAACCGCGCCCACCTCCGCCAGTCAGGATTATTTTGATTCGTTTCGTGCCGGGTGTGGGTTTATAGCTGACAGCCCCTGGAGTAGTGAAAATCTGACGGTTGAGAAATCGCCCGGAAAAGTTTTCGCTAATACCAAGGTTTTGTAGAACATCCGCCACCTTCCCCGCACTCTTAATTTCCGCCAGCGCATTCGCAATCTGCAAATACTGCTTATGCGGATTCGCCGCCGCAACGTGGTCAGCCAGCCCCTTATCGGCGTACTGTTTCGCCTCAATTACCCCGTCATCCACATACTGACGCGTCGCCAGCACCACAGACGGATCGATCTTCAGCGTCACGGCCGAGGCGCTGTTGACGATGATAATCATGCGAACGGTCTGCGTGCGGCCGCTGCCCTCCTGCAGCTGCGGCTTATAGGTTTCCGCGCAGTTGGCGACAGCAATCATTACGCCATCAGCGTCGAACAGGCCGATCTCGCGGATCCAGAAGCCGCCTTCGTTCTCGGGAATAATCTGCTCGGCGATAATCTGGCTGCTGTTGGCCGCATCGATGCTTAACGAGTTAAGCGCCGCGCGGCGTTTTTCGCCGATAAGCTTCGTCTGCGAGGCATCCGGCGTCGGCAGCACGCCGCCGCCGTCGCCTACCGCCATTTCCGTGATCTGCAGCTTAGTGCCGAGCGCCGTAGCGTTCGCCAGCTTTGCCGCGCCCTGATTAGTCAGCAGGGCATAATATTTCGTTGTCATGTGCGCACTTCCGTCAGGTCAATTAAATGTACCGCTGTGCCGGTATAGCCCGGCCCGCTCACGGTGATGATTTCAGGGGTGTAGGGATAAACCGTCAGCTCGTCGCCGCTGTAGCTGGCAGCAGCCACCGGCAGCGTTCCGCTGGAGTCGAGATTGACTGAGAGGCCAGTCAGATGCCGACTACACGGCTTCGCATCGGCGATCAGCCGCTCCAGCTCGTTGTACATCGCCTCGGTAATGCCGGTATCGAGTACGCCGACGTCGAGGCGAAAGGTGCCGGGCGCTTCGCCAGTTTTCCACCACTCGGTAATGCGGATCAGATAGCCGAGCGGCTCGACGATGCGCCGAAGTGAACCGATGGTGCCTTTATGCCGGTGCACATACTCCGAGGCGGCAACAACGCTGCGTTTCGTTGCCTCATTCCAGTTGGAATCCCAGCGGTCAACCGACCAGGCCCAGGCGAGATAAGGCAGCAGCGCGACCGGACAGGTCTGCGCGTTCCACAGCTGGCGCAGCGGCACCGGCATCTTTTCGATATCCGCACACGCCTCGGCGGCGGCGACCTCAAGCGGCGAGGAGCCGGTCGGCAGCAGCCGATCACTCATCGGAGCCTCCCACCGCGATGCTGTAGCCGCTGCAGTACGCGGCCTGAGTTTTATCCAGCACCACATCTTCGGTCGGCTGCGCCAGCTCAACGCGCTGCACGCCTTCTACATGCAGCGCGGCATAGAGCGCAGACTGGCGAATATCGCGTCCCAGGCGCGACTGCGCGTTGATAAAGGCGAGCAGCTTCGCCTCGGCGGCGGCGCGGACAGGCTCCGCTTCCGGGCCGGGATAGAGATAGAGCGTCGCGTCGACGCGGTAATCGACAATGGTGGCCGCCTGCACCCTGACGCGATCGGCGACCGGGCGCACATCTTCATCGTTCAGCGCGTTCGCTACGATCGTCAGCAGATCGGCAGGTGCCGTACCGTCGCCCTCGCGGCTCAGGACGGTAATCACGACCTCCGCCGGCGCCGGGCTGGTGGCGGAAACGTCCGCCACGCGCCCGTCGGCGCTTTTGGCATGATACTCATAGGCGCCGCTCGGCCCCGCCACGCTCAGCCCTTCGAAGGCGGCGGCGATGCGCATGCGGAAGTTATCGTCGCTCTCCATCACCGCCGCGGTCGGCGGAATGGTGCTGTTATCCGCAGCCCTCAGCGTCAGTCGGGTCACGCCGTTGTTGGCGCCCAGCTGGTCGAGATCGCTGCCGGTCGCCCACGCCACCATATTGGCTTTCGCCGCCTCGTTGATGCGCTGACGCAGAATCAGCTCGCGATAGGCGTTCTCCTGCAACAGCTTAACCAGCGGCTCCGACTCCAGCGCCAGCGTGCGGGTTATCGCCTGCTGCTGCTCGGCCGGGTAAAGAGAAATCAGCGTCGCCTTGCGCTCGGCCAGCAAGGTTTCATAATCCAGCGTCTCCACCACGTCGGGCGCAGGCAGCTGGCTCAGGTCAATTGTTGCCATAGGTTCAGCTCACGGGAATAGTCAGGGAAAATTCTTGCGTCGTATCGCTGCGGCTGCCGGTAAGCTCTACCGTCATGCCGCCGTCACAGGACGCTTCATAGCTGATAGCGCTCAGCTGGATGCGCGGTTCCCACTGCAAAATCGCCATATAACAGGCAGACATAATTTGCAGACGCAGCGCCGGGTTTTGCGGCTGGTCAATCAGCGCCGAAAGCAGCGAGCCATAGCGACGACGCATCACGCGGGAGCCGAGCGGCGTGGTCAAAATATCGCGCACCGACTGCCGGATATGCTCAAGGTCCGCCAGCGCCACCCCGCTGTCGCGGCTCATACCGATATATTTTTCACTCATTACTGAGGCCCTCCCGACAGATCGCCGCCCGACTTCACGCCGCCATGCTGATGGGCATCGACCACGATGCCGTTAGAGCTAAGGCTGCCGCCGCTGTGCGTAACAGTGCCCTGCAACGTCCCACCGCCGGTGACCTCCAGCGTGGCGGTTTTCAGCTTTGTCGTGCACTCCACCAGCGGCGCATCAAACACGATGCTGGTCGCCGCCTGAATTCTGGCGCTCTGAATGCCGCTCGCCTTCAGCGCGCCGTTCTGCGGTTCGTACTCGATAGCCGCGCCGTCGGGAAACGACCAGTGCAGCGCGTCAGCCGAGGCGGAAGGCGCGGGATGGCTGTCAGAAAAGATGCCCGGCAGAATAAAGCCGGTGTTCAGCTCGCCGCCCAGGCTCAGTACCAGCACCTGTTCGCCGACCGACGGCGCGCTCCAGGCGCGCGATCGTCCGGCGCGGGCGCTGAGCCACGGCAGCCAGCCGGTTTCGTTGTCGCCGCTGCGTACGCGACAGCGCCCGCTCTGAGGATCAACCGCCGAGACGGTGCCGATACGGATAAGGTTGCGCAGCAGGCGCAGGATTTCGCTGAGATGTTCGTTCATGTCGCTAGTGTTACCTCTGGTGCATGCGGCCAGCAACGCGACGCCGACCGCTGAGAGATGACAGAGCAGCTTTAGCGCTGCCACTCGCTGACCAGCTCGCCATGCACCCAGAGCTGCAGCGGCGCATAGTCGTTAGCCGGCGGCGTCGGTTCGCCAGGAAAGGTGACCTGCAGCGCGTCATCCGTCTGCACTACCCGCGCCCGCTCGCTCAGCGTCAGCCCGATGTTGAGGGCGCCGGACGCGTCGAGCGTGAAGGTAAAATCGCTGCGCCGCTTATCGGCGTTGCCCATCATTTCCGGCTGGTTATCCCGCAGCCAGACGAGCAGCGGCACAATGACGGCCTCGACGTCCTGCTGGTAGTCAGCAATCGTTAACGCAAGCTGATAGCGATACTCGAAAGAGAGCGACGGCGCGCTGGTCGATACCACCGTTCCGGCGGCAATCGCCATGCTCAGCCGCTCAGGGTTTTGCTGTAGCAGCGGCACGCTGCGGTTGAGCGCCGCGCGTAGCTGTTGAGGTTTCTGCATCCTGTTGCTCCTGACACTCTTTAATGATTTCAATCTGCAGCCCGCAAGAGACGAGCGCAGCCTCTAACTGACGGTTATCTGCCGCCAGATCGCCCTGCGTTTGCAGGTTGTTGCCCGGCAGCGGGCAGCTGTTCACGCGCGGACAGCCAGCCCAGATAATCGCGGGCGTTGTCGAAGGCGGGACGGCTGTGCAGCCGGATAAGGTCATCAGGCAGAGCGGCAGCAGACCACTCGCGTAACGCTTGACTGGCATCGGTTTCTCTCGCTATGTGCACTTCGCGGCTGAGGGCGATGCGGCTGGCGCGATCCTGCTGCAGGCGCAGCGCCGCTTCGCGTTTACTGTTCGCCTGCGCCTGGGTCGTCAGGCGGGCGATAATCTGGTCGCGGCTGGTGAGATCGGCGGAGAGCGCGGCGTTGGCGCGCCTTGCCTCGCGCAGCTGGTCACCAGCCTTTGCGCCGCGCCAGCTGGCGAAGGCGAACAGCAGCAGCAGTAGCGCCAGCAGCGCGGCGCAAAGGCGCATCATGCAGCGCCTCGCAGACACCAGGCGCGCTCCCGCATGCGCCGCTCCGCCAGTCCGGCGCTCTTCACGCCGTTAACGTAGATCCAGCGCGGCAGCTGATCGCAGGCCGCGCGCCAGCGCTGCTGGTTGAGGTAGCTCGCCAGCGTCGAACGGCAGGCGGCGCCGGCGCCGACGTTAAAGGCGAAGCTCGCCAGCGCATCCCAGACCGGCTGCGGCATCTTCACCGGCACGCAGAGGGAGAGCTGGCGTTCGACCCGTATCAGGTCATCCACCAGGTTAACCGCGGCCTGGCGCTCGCTGACTACGCTCTGCGGCGTGACGCCGGCGGTATGGCCGATACCGTTGGTCCAGACGCCAGCGCTGCACTGGTAGGGCGAGGTGCGGCAGCCTTCTGCATCCGCCAGCAGCTGTAGCCCGCCAGAGGAGATTTTCAGGGTAGAAAACTGCGGCAGCAGCGCGGCGATCGCCACCACGGCGACCACGGCGCAACGTTTAGCGGTCTGGCTCAAGAGTGCCTCCCTGCGCGCTGGCGCTGTAGCTCATAGGTTTTGCGGCGGTAGTGCCAGTTGATGAAAAAGGTCGCCACGTTAACGATCAGGGTGATCACCGCCACGCCGGAACCGACCAGAAAAGCGATATCCTGGATGGTGTGACGGCCCAGCCACATCAAAAACAGGCTGACCAGGTAGTTAATCAGCGAGCTGGTTTTCTCCATCGTTAGTCCCACAGATTCACGGTTTCGCCTGTAGCGGCCTCCGGCAGCTCCGGCAGCGTTACCGCATAGCCGTGTGGCAGAACGACGCCGCGATCGGCAAGGCCGGGATTGGCCGCGTAGACCTGCTCGACCGCCTGCTGCGTACGGCCGTAGTAGCGATAGCAGATCTCATCGACCGTATCGCCCTGGAGCGCATAGATGTTCATAGCGATAACTCCCCGTCAGGCCCGCTGACGGGTACGCAAAAATGGTGCGTCACTGTGCTTTTCCCCGTTGAAGGTGATGTTGGCAAACGCAGGCTCGAGCCTGCTCCGCCGTTGAATTCGTCATCCGGCAGAGCCAGTCTCTCCGCTGCGGGGCGATGGCTCAACGCCAGCCCGCCTGCTGGAATATGGGTAAACAGGGAGATCGCAGCGCAAAAAAAACGGCACCCACAGGGTGCCGTTATTGCTTCTGGTCAGCCGTCGCCGGACGGCGCAAGCATCAAGGGGAAAGGTTCGGGATCTGCTGCTTTTTATGAGTCAAACGATCGCATCTCATTGCCATACCTGCATTGTTATTTATTGGTGGAGATAGCGGCAAACGAAACGGCAAATTCCTTGTTTTTTATCATCATATCGCCAGCTATCTCGGCGATTAAAGCGAGGGCCACTTCCCGGTCGCGCTCCCTGCAAACTCCTTCAGTGGTCAGACGTGCAATGAGCTCAACACGCTCAAGCATTACCTGTTCTTGTAAATCAGTATCCACTTTCCCTCCCCCAATTTATAACTGTATATCTATACAGTAGCACAGCATGCAATCTGATATAAAGAAAATTAAGTTCTGAATACCGCCTGCTTAGGCTATTGATATAGCGACTTTTTTAGCGAGAGCGCCACTAAGTCAAATGGGTAAAAAAAGCAGAAAAAGCGCCTTATGGCGGCGCATTTTGTCCGCATAACGCCCCCTTGCGGAGCGGTTTTGTCCGCTTTTGAGACGCCGGTTCGGCATAATGATTTAACCGCGCTAATACGCCTGCCCGACTTAGCGTCCGCGTACAGTTAATGACAGAACTCCAAGCTGACGCTTTCGGCTCCACGTTCTCAACCTCTGGCTGACGCTTCGGCACCAGCTTCCAGCTCACCAGTCGGGTCAGCAGCGGTTTTTCTTCGCCCGCTTCGGTGCTGTATACGCCTTTAATGCGCGAGATCTCTTCGCCCCAGCTATTAGGTTGTTCGGCGTTTTGATACCAGACGCGCACCGCCAGCTCGTCGCGGCGCACAAACGGCCCTCCCTGCGCGTTAACGTAGGCGGCCCAGTCGCCGCTGTCCGCCGCCTCGCGCGCCTCGGCCAGATCCTCGCTCAGACTGCGCAGGCTCTCTCCCTCCGTCAGGCGACGCAGCTCGCGCCAGACGGTTACCGGTGCGCCGCCGACAAATTGAAACTGGCGGATATGCCAGCGTCCCGCCCAGGCGGAAACCGCTGCCGCGCAGTCGCGCAGGCTCTCGCCGCTCTCGTTATCTCGCTCGCCGTCCAGCGCGTAGCCGTCGATATTTTTGGCGATATATTTGGCGATATAGCCGGTAGCGCTGCCCTTTTGCGGGTCGATCGCCGTCGTGTGGAAACGAGCCTTGCGCGCTTTTTCGCTGGTCAGCTCTTCGTGGTCTTGCTGGCAGGCGTATTCCGTCAGGATCTGGCGTACCTGCGCGGACTGCTGGGGGCGCATAAACAGCAGCAGATGCCAGTGCGGCGTGCCGTCATGGTGTGGTTCAGCGACGCGGATGCCGAACAGGCGGATCTGCTCTCTATGCAGTCTGGCGCGCACCTTCTGCCAGAGCTGGCAAAGGTAGCGCTGCGTTTCAGCCGGGCTGGCGCCGCGCCATTTCGGATTGTGCTGGCCGCTGCTGAGCGTAGCGTGATAGCGCGCCGGAGCGGTCAGGGTGCAGAACTCGCCGACGTAGCCCATAGCATTGCAGATGTTTTCAAAGCCGCGGATACGGGTCATCAGCTCGCAGCGACGGATCGCAGGGTTGGCGACGCTGCCGTCATGCTTGTCGATCAGGCTGATGCGGTTGCCCTCTTCGTCCTCCAGCTCCATGCCCTGTAAAAAATCGCGGGTACGGCGCTTCTGCTCACGCCATTCAGCGATGGTCATGCGGCTGGCGTAAGGCGAACTTTTTTTACTGACGTGCGCCAGCGCGATCTGCAGATGCTCGCGCCAGGCGGCGGCGATACGGCGCAGACGCCCTTTCCACCAGGTCTCTCCCTGCATCCGCATAATGGCTGGCGTAACCTCTTCCGGCGCGAAGAGGCGCGTCGTGACTTTCTGCCACAGGGGCGGCGTCTGGCGGAATTCACGGGTGATGGTTGCGGCGGTAAGGTAAAGGCGGTGGCTGTAGCGCCAGTCCGACTCCTCACCGTTCTGCGCATGCAGCTGTACCAGCTCGGCAAAGATAAAGCTGGCGATATCGCCCGCCAGCAAATCGACATCGGCGCGCGACATATCGGGCAGCCGGTTAAAACGTCGCATCAGTTCCCACAGCGCACCTGCCGCAGCGGCGGCGCCTTTTTCCTGTGCGGCGTGGCCGCTCAGCAAGGTGACGGTGCCACGACGCATCTCGCCCAGCCGATACTGCGCGCTGACCTGTTCAATACGCGGCAGCAGGCGATCGGCGAAGGTCGTCGTCAGATAGCTCGCGGCAGAGGCTGCGCCTCGTCCACTCTCCATCTGAGCGTGACGCAGCCTGATGGCGCGCTGCACCAGCGCCGGCTGTTGCTCCAGCGCGATCCATGCCTGCGATAGCGCAGCCATCTGGCGGCTGCGCTGTTGCATCTCGGCGTGAGTGGGATAAGGCGAGGCGATAGCCTTACGCGGCGCGTTCCAGGGCCAGCTGTAGCGCTGCATTATATGCCGCCCTGATAGTGCCGCCCGCGCAGTTCGGCAATCTCCTGACAGGCGACGCAGCGGGAAACGCCGGTGACTGCGCGTCGACGCGCTTCGGGAATGGCGCTGTCGCACTCCTCGCAGAAGAAGGCGCTTACGCCTTTGGGCCGTTGGGTAACGGCAGCGATATCCAGCGCCAGCTGCTCCGCCTGACGCTGCTGCTCTATATCCATGGTATCGACCATCAGTGCAGCTCCTGTGATTCATCGCGGTAGCGCTGCGCTTCATGGCGGATCAGCTCGGCGGCCTCAATACCGCTTAGTCCCTGGCGGCTAATATGCGTCGCCATCGCGGCCAGACGACTGGCGACGGCCTGCGCGCGGCCTCTGCGTTCGTCGTAACGCGCAGCGGTTAACAGAGCGCTCAGTGCATCGGTTTCAAGGTCAGGGTTAGGGTGTCTCATTTCATCTCTCCTGAATTTGGGCAAAGCGAAGCCCGACGGGTTGACGTCATCAATGTGCGGTTAAGGTCAGTTATTCAGACAGATACTGGTCTGCGTCAGAAAAAGAGCGAGGCAACAGCCTGCCCCAGCGCACCATTTTGTTCATTGCGGCAATGATCAGCTCACGCCGGGCCTCATCGAAGGATTCAAAGGGGTTGCCGACCTCCTGAAGCCGGAAGCTGCCGGGTCTTTCCCGGTTCGCCAGCGTCAGCACGCAGAACTTAAAATCATCGTTTTGCCGGTTGAAGGCGACCAGCGCCGGGTTACGGCTGTTGTTGCGCATCTGACGCCAGCTTTTACGAAACTCGTCAAAGCTCATTGCTGCAACAGGTTCAGGCTGGCTATTCATCATAAGTGAGTCAGACCGGCTGAAAATTAACAGAAAAAGAATATCTCCCTTTCATTGCCCGGTAAGATCCTTTCAGCACGCTTTTTTTCGCCGCAGCGCGGCTGTATGCGGCGGCGAAAATCGCTGTTAACGCGCGGTATGCCTTAATAAAAAGCGCTGAAACAGGACGTTTTACGCCAGTCCGTAATAAAAGGAGGACAGCTATGGCATTTGTAATGTCAGGCCTCATAGGGCATCATCTCCAGTTAACGTAATGTCACTCATATGCGATAACATTCACAACGCAGTGATGCTAATTCAAATATGTTAGTAACACAAGAGGAAGCTCAAAAATGTTAGTCACTAATTTTAACGGGAGCGGCGGGGCTATCCTCGACAGACTGATTCAGGCCTATGGGTTTAAACAAAAATCACAGTACGCTGAGCATGTTGGCCTCTCCTCAAGCAACCTGGCAATGCGTTATAAAAGAGACGCTTTCCCCGCCGATCTGGTGGTGCAATGCCTGATTGACACAGATGCCGAGCTGAACTGGATCCTCTATGGTCAGGGAAACCCGCCCAGCGCAGTACAATCGCTGGCAGCGGAAAAGGGCAATGAAAATCGCCCGTTAAAAAGTCTGACGGACATTGAGCGGGTAAAATTAACAAATGGTGAACTCAAGCCTGTTGATTTTGTGACTCTGGAAAACAAACTTTTTCTGGATAAGGTGGCGGCCAACAGCGATCTGCTGGCGGTCATCGAAGGCGAGCAGCAGTACATCATTAACCGCAGCTATAAGACGGTCGTGGACGGGAAATGGCTGCTGGATATTGAAGGCATGGCCAGCCTGCGTAATCTCTCTCGTCTGCCCGGCGGTCGCGTCAGGATTAGCGGCGGCGATGCAGAGTTCGAATGCGCGCTGAATGAGATCTCCGCGACGGGAATTGTCGTGATGACGTTGATTTAAAAGCGGTGCGCTTTCCCAGTCGATAAGCGCAGCCCTTTACCGTACCGATCTCAGGCCCCGCGATCCACGTGATACCCCCCTTTGCACCAGCGAGCATAATTCATAGCCATGACTTCCAGACTTAAAATCATTCTTCCGCTTCTTATTATCTTCGTAGCCGCCGCCTGGTACTGGCTTACGCCTCACTACAGCAAAGAGGACGAGGCCTACTACGTCTCGGTGTTCTGCGCCATCCACCATGAAGAGAGCAGTCGCTTTATGGCAGATATGCGCACCGTTATTGAAGGCGGCAACTCTGACTACGCCCTGCAGAAAATTCATTTCCAGCCGCGCCTCGGCGAACAGGTGGTCAAAGCCTGGCAGAGCCTGAACGCAGAGCAAAAGGCACAGGCCAGCACCGACGCCACTCAGTGCCGCAACCTGCTCGCTGATGCATTAAAGTAA